CGTTCAAGGAATTTGCGTGAATCACTATTTAACCAGTAAATGTTCTTGTTACTCATTTTTATATATTATACTATACTTTTTATTAAAATAAATCGTCTTCTGAAAAGCTTTGTGACTTTTTAGAGTATTCAACGGGCCTGGACGAAAAAAAGTCGACCATATTGTTACCGAGTAATTCTTCGTTAAACCAGTAAGTATCTTTGAGAAGCTTAGAATCCGTTTCATATACCTCTGGGAAACCAATACCTCTAAGAGATTCATTAATACGGTCTTTTACAAACTCTTTAAGGTGAGCTGCAGTTAATCCGTCTGCATTATTACCATTAACCATCCAATCAATAATTTTTGCTTCACTTTCGTATGCTTCTTTAGCTTCAGCAAGGATTCTTTCTGTAAGTTCATCGTCAAAGAGTTCTGGATATTCTTCTCTGATAGTATTAATAACTTTCATACCCACTAGAGCGTGAATATGCTCTTCGTTGCGAGTGTATTTAACCTGTTGATCAGTATCTTTGAGTACGTTCTTATTACGCGCAAACCAGTTAATAACATAGAACTGGCTCATTAAAGAAACATTCTCTACAAATAGAGTGAAGAGTATAAGAGCATAGAGATACTGCTTCTTTGAGTCTTTATAGTAACGGTGTGTGTACTTCTTAAGATACTTTACACGGCCCTGTATCCATTCTAGTTTAAGATTCTCTTCAAAAACGTCTTCAAGACCAAGTACAGTGAGTAGTCTTTCATAAGCATTGTTATGAATTACCTCTGTATTAGCCATTACATAACCAAGATCCTGTAAGGATGGGTGTGGCAAGTTTTCACCGAGCTTAGCCCAGAACGTTTTTACAGCTACCTCAATTTGACCGATAGCGGATAAAGTACGGATTATAATTTCCCTTTCCTGGTCATTGAGTTTAACTTTAAACTGCTGCACATCCGATTTAAAACTAAACTCTTTATGAGTCCAGAATCCGTTATGCATAGATTCGATAAATTCCTCTGTCCAAGGATAGTGATTAGGTTTGCGAGAGATTTGTTCGTCGAATATCATAGTTCTAGTTACAGGGAATATTATTTACACATTGTAACTGTTTTTATTTTTTTATCTATAAAAAAATTTTATTTTTTATTCGCCCGGTAAATCACGGGTTTATAAAAGTTAAGCTTTTTTATTATACAATTCTAATTTTTTTACAATATAACGCACGATTTCACTACGTACAATATCTGCTTCAGTTAATGTAAAGACGTGGATACCTTTATCGCGGCTTTCAGCATCGTTAAAAACGTTACACATTTTTTCAAATCCTGATTTACCGTTAATATCAGATTGCATTGGGTCTCCGCAAATAAACAGTTTACTGAACTGACCTACACGGGTTAATAATGTAGTTAGCTCTCTAAACGTACTGTTTTGAGCTTCGTCCATAATAATTGCTTTAGCGTTCCAGGAAAGACCGCGAAGATAACCTGTTGGTTTACCGTCTATACGTCCTTCTTTCATTAATGTGTTGATATCTGCTTTATAGAGTAATTCGTCAAGCTTCTCCATTAACGGTTCAAGATAGGGAGTTAATTTTTCATTAGCATCTCCCGGGAGATATCCCATTTTATTATCTGAACTCTCAACTATACTGCGTATATATATTAGGTCAGAAACCTTTTTTAGGTTTAATAATTCCAAAGCAACCAATGTTGCTAGAAAGCTTTTACTACTACCAGAAGGTCCAGTAATAAAAACAATCTTGGTATGGTTATCTAATGCTAATTTAAGAAATTCTTTTTGCCTGTTTGTTAAATCCGGCCTTTGTCGTATCTGTACCGGTCTTTCTAATTTATCGGCCTGATGTACTAAAAGACTTTTGTCTTTAGTAGCAGGTGTATTGTCTTGGCTTTGTTGAGCTAACTTCTGTTTTTGCAGGCGTTTTTTCTTACTCATCTGTATATATTTACTTTAAAAACTAAATAATATATATGTTTAACACGTTTGATACAAAAGTAAATGAACTATTAAAAGAGTTTACGGATACCTTTCCAGTAGAGGGTCACGCACCTACCTGGCAAAAGAAAGCCGGGAAATCCCCTTCTGGGGGTCTTAACCGTAAGGGTATCGCAAGTTATCGTAGACAGCACCCAGGCTCTCATTTATCTATGGCTGTTACTACTAAGCCAAGTAAACTAAAACCAGGCAGCAAAGCAGCTAAACGTCGTAAGAGCTTTTGTGCTAGAATGTCTGGTGTAAAAGGTCCAATGAAGAAACCAAACGGTAAACCTACTCGTAAAGCACTAGCTCTACGTAAGTGGAACTGTCACGAATAAGTTTTTAATTTATTTTAACCAATAAGAAACCCGCCTATTGCTAGGCGGGTTCTTTGCTTTAAACGTTTTACCGTATAAATGCTTATTACAGCATTTGAGCAGCGGTACCAGGAACGAATGCCTGACCGAGGCCGGAAACGATAATGAGGTGGTAATAAAGAGCTGCACCAAAGATATGGTCAATAACGCCATAACGGGTCATTAAACCAACACGAGGAGCAAAATCGTTAGGACCAACTGTACGTTGTACTAATACAGGAATGTATGGGCAGTAAACGATACCAGTGTCATAGTATTCAGCACCCTTATAGCCTAATAGAGCATATTCAAGAGCTGAAGCACGAAGACCTGTCTGATATTGAGCTTCTGTACGTGTATCACGGTAGATCGTGAAACGACCACCGACAGTACCAACTTTAGCAATACCAACTGGTTGTGTGTTTACATTACCGTTAACTGAGAACCATTGGAACTCAGGAAGCATTTCAAACATTGCGCAAACACGAGGTGTTGCAATGATGAAGTTAGCTGCACCACGACGGTTACGAATAGCAACGCGGTTAGCTTCAACGATAACACGTGCATAGAAGTCACGGTTACGTTCACCTAACCAACGGCCATCAGCAGAAGCTGCATTCCAGAATGAATAACCCTGACCAACACCAGCATTGAGTGCTGTTTGGCACATACGGATTACCATTTCACGGTCGATTTCAGCCTGAATTTCGTACGACATAGCGTTCGTTAATTCATTGTCGATGTCGATACCGTTCATATTCTTGAGATCTTGCTCAAGTTCAACGGACCAACGAGCTGCTAAACGACGTGTACCAGCTTCAACAGCTGTCTTTTCAAAGCTTACTACCATCTGAGGAATGTTTGAAGTTAATTCAAAGCTTCCTAAGAGTTGAGCAATACCTTGATCTTGTACTGGAACCTGGAAGTCACCATTACCGCCTAACCAGTTTGAAGAAGCACCGGTGTAAGCTGTATTGAGGTTGTTCCAACCTACTTCATTCGTGTAACCCGAATTACCCCAATAGCTTGGAGCTGAGTTAGCGTTTGAAGGTCCGTTATCAATAGCATTTGATCCCAATGACGTACCCTCGTATTTATAACGAAGAGCAAAAGCGAGACCAACTGGACCACTCATAGGCTGAACACCAACGATTTCGTTTGTGATCAGTTCTGGGAAAGTACGGCGGATCATCGGGATGAGGATCTTTGGTAGACGAGCATCACCTGAAGCATAGAAGTCGCTCGAGCGGCCGTTACCAGCAGCGCCTGGAGTTGTTGTACCGAATACGCCACCTGTTGCAGCGGAATTGGTAGCTTCAAAGCACCACTTTTCTTGATTTTCAAGAAGAATAGCGGTGTTTAACTTTGTGTGATCATCTTTGATAGCTGGAGTTGCTTCATCAGCGTGCTCGAGCAATGGTGCCCACTTCTTTAAAAGTTGGCTTGCGCGATCACGGTCGATGTATGATTGTGAAGGTTTAATTGTTTTTTGCATAACTTATAATTTTTTAACTAACAATATCTCAAGTTCTGAACAGAACTTCAACGTGTAGATATACTTACACAAAAAAAGCCCGATTTCTCGGGCTTTTGGATAAAAATCTGATTTATTTATTAAGCAAGTCTATTTTTAAGTAATGATACGTAAGACTCAGCTACGAACTGCTCACCGCCATCTTCATCCGCAGTGCTAAAAGACTTTGTTGTGTTTCTTACTTCTTTGGATTCTGTAATAATATCAACACCTTGAGATTTCGGCTTTGTGGATTCTTTAAGAGTTTGAAGATTTTCTTCTTCTCTCTTGTCATACATTTCAAGTACGTAGTTAAAGTTTTCGTTAATATATTGTGCGCTCTTTTCTGCTAAAACACGCTGTACATATGATTTTTTATTAGCTGGAAGGGCTGCAACTTTTCTTTCTAATAAAAGATTAGTTTCTAGCTTTTCAACTTTTTCATTTAACAGCTGAGCGTTCTTTGCTACCTGAGCTGCACGAGCATTAGCTTCATCAATTTGTTTCTTTCCGTCAACTAAAGCTTCTTTTACACTTTCATTAACAAATGTTTCGTCTAAGCTTACTAAACGCTTAATCTCATCAATGATCTTTGTGTTACGAGTGTTTTGTGTAGCTTCAGCAATTTGCTCTGTAGGAATTGTTTTATCAAGATAAAGTTCGAGATAAGAAGATACATTGTCAACAACAGAATTCTTAAATGAATCTGCACCGCCCTTAAGAGCGTTTTCATACAAGCCAACAAGTTTCTTTAGCTTTGCTGAATGATCTTCGTCGATCTTGTTCAGTGCTTTCTGGAATTGTGAAGCGTGTACTTCATCAATACGAGAGACAATCTTTGTAAGCTTTGTTGTGTGATCAGCATCAATAGCTTCTAAAACTTTTTCAAGTTTTGAAGAGTATTCTTCGTCTTGTTGAACTAAAGCGGCTTCAACAGCGAGGTCAACTTTTACTTGAACAGCTTCAGAAACTGCTTTTAGTGATTCCTCGGATAAGAGGTCTTTTGTTGCCTCTTTAAGAATTGTAGAAATGTCTTGGCTCATATCGTGTTAAATATTTAGTAAATTAATTGCTATTATTAGGATTTTTTTGCGCTTTTATTTGTAATAGCTAAATCCGCTTTTTGAATACGTTGTTTGAGTTTTTCATTTATTACCGCTTTTAAGGATGAATTAGCGGCAGAGTAGTTATTATCAACTACGTGCTTAATAAAGCTAGCAATCTGTTGTTTTTGATTCATATTATTTAAGATTGTTGATAAAGCGAATAATTGCTTCTCTGAGGTAGATATCTACTTCCTTTTTAGGTAACGTATTGAGCTTGTTTTCGAATGTATCATAACATTCTTCATAGCGACCGTCCTGTTTAATAATAAAAGATTTGGATTCTAGTATACCATTAACAAAGGCACCTGGTGCAGATGGATCAGCAACAGCATCAACTGTAATAAGCTTCATATTGCTTACATAGTTGGTGCCGTTCTTATCTTCCACTGTACCTAAAGCTCTCGAGCTCATACCCATTTTAACACCATCCATAACTAGCGATCTCATAATTTCGCCTAGTGGGGTGCGTAGTACCTTGCTTTTACCTTTTACTACATTACCTTCCATACGGAGTTCGGTAATTAAATGGCAAGCTCTTTCGCTGCTAACATTAGCGCTATTTGGGTGTTCAAGTTCACCTAAAGCTCTGTTTGTTTTAACAAATTCATTATTGTAACGCTCTACTTCTTGAGCCATTTCTTCACGGCTGTAAATACGATTGTTGCGGTTTTTTTCTTCCGCTACCATATAAACCCCAGAAACATAAATATTCGCAGGCTTATCTTTATTGCCTTCTTCGATTAAATAATCTAGACCTTCGCAAATAGGGGTCTGAGTTATAAGTTTGTAGAACATCGCGTATACTTATGCATCCTCGCTAAAAAACTATGTAATTACTGGTATTTTTAATAAGTTAGTATAAAATATATGAATGATTCTTAATGATGTTACAGCTACTGTTTCGACTAGAGGTCGACATAATACAACATTACCACTCGTTCTTTCATCTATATTACATCAGAATAAAAAACCTTGCAAAGTTATAATCTATGATGATAATGATGATTTTGTTGATCCACGCACTAACGATGTGCTTAACAATATATTAACAGCTATGCTTCTTTCAGGTATCCAGTGGTTCTGGGAACCTGGTTCGCGTAACGGACAAGTAATTAACCACGAACGTGCAAGAAAAAACTGCACTACTACATATTTGTGGCGTATTGATGATGACAATACTCTGTTACCTAATACATTGGAAGTAATGTACGAGCATATCAGTGCTGACCCGAAAATAGGTGCAATTGGACCTTCTATAGTTGACCCGAAAAACCCTATGGAGCCATCTGTACTAGCTTCCAATAAAATGGAAGATATATTTCTTGGTATGAACGAGCAATGGGCTCATTATAAAGACGATACAATAAGAGTAAAAGAAGTAGAACACCTGCAGGGCAGTACATTTATGTATAGAGTAGAAGCTGCAAAGCACGGCTACCCATTAAACCTTTCTCGTAAAGGTCATAGAGAGGAAACTATTTTTACATATGAAATGTTTCGTGCTGGTTGGAAATTAGTTGCGTTATTAGGACTTACAACCTGGCACTATCATTTTCAAACTGGCGGTATTCGCAGTGAAAAAGATAATAATATGGCACACAGCGATGAAAACATATTCCGTAACAAACTTATTGGGTGGGGAGTTAAGTCAGCCAATTATAGGTTTTACTTTTTAGACAGTGGTCGGGGCGATCATTACGCCTTTAAACCTTTAGTACCCGAGCTACTCAAAAGACATAAAGACTGTAAGCTAGTTATTGCTTGTTGTTATCCTGATACGTTCTGGGATATGAAAGATCCTCGTATTGTTTTATGCTCATTAACTGATGGTGCACCTTTTGTCAATAAAGACGCGCACAATGCTTATAAGTTTATGTTTGAAAATAATTGGAAAAAGAGCGTTACAGAAGCATACAGAAAGGTGTACCTATGAAAATTGTAATTAGCCCGTACTCTCAGAAATTACCTAAAGAAACTATCAAGCATACGGTTAATCCAAGCGGTAAAAACCCTAAGAATTATCCATACTGGGAAGAGTTTATAACACTCTTTAAGAAAGAGTACCCTGATGCAGAGATAGTACAGATAGGTGTAACTGGTGAACCAGAATTGAAAGGTATTACTAAGCTAGTACAGAACCTATCACCTGAAGAGTTGTTAAATGAAGTTAAAACCTGTGATGCCTGGTTTTCAGTAGATAATTTTATTAACCATTTTTGTTCTTACTACAAGATAAACAACGGATTTGTGCTGTTTGGGCAATCCGATCCGGAGATATATGGTTATAAACGTAACACTAATATTCTTAAAGATCGTAGATTCTTAAGACCCGATCAATACGGGTTTTGGTGGGATAGACCACACATTGAACAAGCATTTGTAACTGCAGAAGAACTGTTAAAAATAGTACTCACTAAGCTTAAGACCTCCTAAGTATAGGTATGTCTTATAATTACAACCCAACTAGTGCATACACTAATGTCAATAGTGTAAGTGGTGGTACATTAATTTTTTTCAGTCTTAGTGGTTTTTCATTATCCGCTACCGGTACCTGGGATCCTGCAGCTGGATTATCTCCAAGCTTGAACGACGTACAGGTTGGTTGGTATGTAAATGGTAACGGGGTTGTTAATAGTGAAGTGCTATCTATTTCCGGACAAGGCACATATGCAGTTACTGTAACTATTGATCAATCTAATGCATTACCAGCTAGCAATTATACATTTTCTTCCAGACCATATGCAACAACGTTTAATTCTGCCCCCACTGTTGGACCTGCAGCATTTTTATCTACCAATTTAAACAACCGTATTAAAAGCTACGATATGTTGGCTGAACGTATTTTCTTTCAGCTAGGTGCACCTTTAATTAATCTTGAAGTAGCCTGTACAGCTGCATATGATATGATAGCATATGCTATTGAGCAGTTTACACGTTTTACTCCTGGTACAGAAGAATTAATTGTATTTGATAGCGATCTTTACACAAGAGGTAAAGGTATAAGATTAGATACACTTATTCAAAGTATAGTAAACCCTGAGCTATCGGCCTTAGACAACACATTTCAAACTGGTTGGGATTATGACTTAAATGATTATCGTAAAGTTATAGACATATACAATTTTCAAGAAGGTTCAAACGAAGGTGTTAATACATTGTTTACTATTGAACAATCATTAGCACAACAAATGCATTTCGCATATTCTTTAGGTAGTAAAGCATTTGACTTAATTACCTGGCAGGTATTAAAAGATTGGCTAAAGACTCGTGAAAAGTTATTTGCAATGAAACAATATTGCAGGTTTGACCCTCGTACACAGGTATTACGTATTACACCTGAACCTGGTCTAAATGGTACTTCTCGTTACTATGCTTGCATTGGAGTGTATCTTGAACGTCCAATTAAAGATTTAGTTAAAGAGCGTTGGGTAATGGAATATGCAAAAGCTTTAATTAAGATTTCCGTTGCAAATACACGTGGTAAGTATCAAGGCACTCAGCTATTCGGTCAAGGTACATTACAGTACCAAGAGCTAATGTCTCAAGGTAAAGAAGAAAAGAAAGCTCTTGAAGATGAGCTAAAAGGCGGGTTGTCAGAAGCACAACAGCCTCCTTTATTTTTCCTCGGTTAATTAAGCTTTTGGTAAAGCGCTACCGCCACCTACTGGAGTAGGACCAGCTGCTGGTGCACCACCAGCTTCAGCTCCACCACCTGCAGCTTCTGGACCGCCCGCTTCAGGACCACCTGTAGGTCCTGGACCAAACGATGGAGCAGAACCTGCACCAGGTCCAATACCACCACCGCCACCCATAGGTGCAGCACCAGCTTCACCGCCACCACCGCCTTGTGTAAGAGCTTCTTTCCAGTTTTTACCGAGATTGGTGATTTGTGTTACTTCCCAATTAAATGCAGCATCTTTCTTTAACCACTCTCTATTAGCGAGAATTTCATCATCATTCCAATTCATATACTTCTTTAAAGCGTATGATATAGAGATTGTGTTTTGTGCTTGAGTTGCTGCACCGAAATTCTTAAATTTAAGCTCTGTTAACTGTTGATCTCTCATCGCAGAGAACTGAGATGGAGGATTGAACATTATTGCTATATCATTATCTCTTAGTTTATAGTCTTTCCATAAACCTTTAAGTTTTAAATGAGTAACAAATGTTTCCTTAATAGTAGATGCAAAGTGTCTTTGCATTCTAATAATAAGTTTAGCAAACTTAAGTTCTTCTCTAAAAATTTCAGCACCGTCAGCAAACTTTGTATCAGGCATTAACCTACTTGAAGGAACGCGTAAGGCTTTGTAAAGTTTTGTTACGAAATAGTTTAAATCTTCTAATTTACCTAAATTATCACCACCTTTTAATGTTTCTACTTTGGTACCATCTTGACCGTTACGACGAGCAAACCAATAACTATCTAACATTGATTGTGGGTCGTAAACGTTTACGTTGCCGCCTTGACTACTATCATAGGTACGCTTTGACCAATAGTTCTGCATTAAACGTTTTAAGTATGCTTCTGCTTTTGCTGCAGGCATATTACCAACGTCAACATAAAATGCTAAACGCTCTGGTGCACGCACTAAACGATAAACAACAATACTATCTTCAATTAAGCTTAGTTGCTTGTAAGCACGACGAGCCACTTCAAGATAGGGTAAACGAATTGTTTTACTTTCATTCCAGGTATGTGAATGGAAATACGTAACCTGGTGACGCTCTAATGGAATTAATTCCATACCGTCTTTCTTTGGACCACCAGAAGGGCCTTTATTGTTTACATTAAACCCACCTGTATTTTCATCTTTAGGTACAGGTTTACGTAAAATATACCCTTTAATGATCATATTCTGAACATTATCGAAAATAGGATTAATATGTTCTGTGGGTATCTGTACTAAACTAATAATACCAGCTTCTTTGTTATCTTCGTTAATTACATTTTCAAAGAAAACTTCAGCATCAATTAAAAGTGTTCTAAAATATTCCCAACCTCTATTGTCAAGGTTAAATAGCTCAATAACGTGTTGGAATTCTTTTTGTAATTCCTTCTTTTGCACGTTGTCCATTTTTTCATTTGTATAGAGAGTCGCATAATGACCTCTATCATCTTTTACTAAAAATTCATCGCAAATTTCGTCTAATGCGTGACTAATTTCCGCATAAGAAGCCATAATACGGTAATCTGCTACTCTTTTTGCTTTATCTGTATCAATTAAAGCATAAAGATAATCGTGATAACCTTTATCTACAATAACACCGTTTAAATTACTTGCAGGATCTTTAGGATCTTGTACAACTGATACCGCTTGTCTTAAGTTTCTTTCTTGTTGAGTAGTACCAATTTTCCAAAATGTTTCAAACTTAGGATTAAGTTCAGATATATTATCAATAACGGTTGAATTACCGTTGTATGGCATCTTATTAACAAAATTATTAAAAGATTTCTGGAAAAAGTTTTGTGGTTGCTGTGCCATTGTTAATATTTACACTGTATGTTGTTATTATATACTGGATTTGTTAAAATGCTACTTTTTAATTAAAACGGCTTTGTAGATGAGGATTGAGTAATAGTACCGTGTGAAGTAACTGTTTGTACCCCGCTACTATCAGTTGTTATAGCACCCCCCAACATTAAATATTTCGTATTAGTAATAGCTGCTAACGGACCATTGGGTATAGCTATAGAAGTTTGGGTCGGGTCATAGACATTAGATCCTGCAACAACTCTAAAATTAGTTATATTACCTGGCCATTCTTGTCCATAATATGTACCAATATCATTTGTAGGTGTAGTACCAGCATTGTAATTAATATTATTGGTTTGCGTGCCGGTAGTTGATCTAGTGGCTGCACCCCCTGGTACTGTACCAAGAAATAACGTTTCTGTATTACTACTGTTTCTTGTTAGTGCAAAATAGTACCAGGTATTAGTACTCATAGTTGGTACTGTATAACTAAATGCACCGTGTCCACCATAACTATCTGAACTAATTGTAGTTGAATTTACAACAAATAAACTCATAGCATAAGAACCGGTATTAGCACCCATTAAACCGTACGCGTTTGTAAAGTTAGGCAATCTAAACCATCCTTCAATAGTATATGCACCAGAGCCAATAGTTATGCCCGGACTTAAGCTTAAATAAGATCCAGCTTCAGATGTACTACCACCTGCAAAACTCAAGCTACCGGCCAGGCTTGTCCTGCCACCGTTAGTGAAAAAGGTATACATTATACTCATTTTATATTATGTCAATCCTTGACCTACTATTACAAATTCAGTCGTACTAGATACACAAAGTACTGAAGCTAGACCATACTGCGATAAGGTACGGTTACCAGTTGTATTGGTACCACCTAGATACATTGTAACACCAGAACCTTGAGTAATTTGTAAGTTGGAAGTAGTATTATTAAATATTGCTACTGCTTGACCGGCAGTAAAAATACTAATATTTACTGTAATGCCGCCTGCTGCTATAGAACTTACATTAACAACTTTACCCACATCGGTTGTTTGCAACACATAAGGAGAATTTTGTGTATTGTTAACTAAAGTACCTGGTGTACCTGCAGCCCCGCTATAACCCGAGGTAGAAGTAGCACTAAAACCTGAATAACCACTGGTACCCGCTCCAGGACCTTGTGTACCTTGAAATCCCTGTGCACCAGCTACCCCTATTCCGTTTGTACCCTGTGCTCCGGAATAACCAGAATAGCCTGATGTACCGGTTGAGCCTTGTGCACCGGTTGTTCCTTGATAACCAATCGCTCCAGGCACGCCTGAGTAACCAGAATAACTAGTTAAACCAGAATAACCAGAAAGACCTAAACCACTATAACCAGAAGTACCTTGAACACCTTGATTACCTGTAGGGCCTTGTATTCCTTGAAAACCTTGAGGTCCTAAACCTTGTGGTCCTTGATAGCCTGAGTAACCAGACGCCCCAGCAGTGCCGTTAGTACCGGCAGTTCCTTGATAGCCAGAATAACCAGATAAACCGTTTACACCTGAAAAACCAGAAACACCAGAAGCAGCATAAGATCCTGCTATACCTTGTACACCTTGAAATCCTTGTGGACCTGTTGAGCCTTGTACACCGGTTGAACCTTGTACGCCAGAAAAACCAGAGTAACCAGAAGTGCTGCTATACCCTGAATAACCAGAAGTGCCTGTACCTTGAAAACCTTGTGTACCGGCTGAACCTTGTACACCGCTAAAACCTGAATAACCGGATGAAGCAACACCTTGCGAACCTTGCGCTCCTTGTGGGCCGGAACCCTGCGCACCAGTTGGTCCTTGTGTGCCTTGTGCTCCATTAAAACCTGAGTAACCAGAAGCCGAAAAAGCACCTGCTGATCCTTGCGCACCTTGAGTACCCACACCAGAGTAACCGGAATAACCAGAAGCTCCATTAGAACCAATAGTGCCATTAAAACCGGAATAACCAGATTGTGCAGATGGCCCCTGAACACCCTGCGCGCCTTGGAATCCCGCACCGGTTGCTCCTTGGGGGCCGGTGAAACCTATATTACCTTGTGAACCGGGAGCGCCTTGAGCGCCCTGATACCCCGCACCAGAAGTGCCCTGTGCTCCGGAGTAACCAGAATAACCTTGACTACCTTGTGCACCAGCTGTACCAGTAAACCCTGAAAAACCTTGTGGGCCTTGCGGTCCTACACCTGAATAACCTTGCGTGCCTTGCGGTCCTTGTACACCTTGTGCACCTTGATAACCGCTTCCGCCGCCACCAGAACCAGCCGGTCCTTGCGGTCCTTGTACGCCTTGTGCGCCTGCAGGACCGGTAATATTACCTACATCTGCAAAACCGTAAACCTCGCCGCCGGAGTACTTGCCATCATAAACCCATAAGTGACCGGTATCTGTAGTAATAATACCATCTCCAACTTTAGGTACAGGATCAAAACTTGATAATTGATAAGAATGAGTTACTGAACCTATAATCGTTACAGATGAACCATTAACTCCTGATATACCGGAATACCCTGAACCACCACTATAACCACTGTAACCAGAAGTACCGGTAGTACCTTGAGCGCCATTTGCACCTGCAGATCCTGTTGCTCCGGTTGCACCTTGCGGGCCTTGAGCACCAACACCGCCTCCAGATAAAGCAATTATAGCTGAATTTAACGCAGCAAAATTGTTATTAATAGTGGTGCGACTGTTTGCAACTATATCTGTATTGAGAATTGTGGTAATATTGGCCATACTTTATAATATTTAGTTATACTGATCCCAAGTAAGTGTAGCCTGAGACCAGGTAATTGTCATACTATCCCAGGTGTAGTGACCGGATAAACCAGGTGTATATACACCAATTGCATTAATACCTACATAATATGGAAATTGCTCAGGGTGATTAATCGGGTATATTTTCATATATTATAATTTGTTATAAGCCATTGTTGTAGCATAGCCTGCTTCATTATATATTATAATATCCATTAAACCAGCAAGTCTAGGTATAGGATATGTAACAGTAATTTTGTTTTCCGAATCTAATATGTAATTTGGTGCAACTACAAGCCCGCTTAATGACGGATACAGAGCGGATAAAGTTGTTGAATTAGAGAAAGTTGAAACTGTGATAGTATTGGTAAACATACCAGGGCTACCACTAATATAAACCGCATTGGTGTAGCCTAACATATCACCATAAACATCGACTGTACCGGAAGCCCCTACTGCAACCGTGTATTCTGATACGTATTTCGGTTGTGGTCTTGCAGAAACTGTTTCTGTTTCGTTATAAGGTGTACCGTTTAATTCATTTAATACATTAAAAATTGAACCATACTGACTTTCATCTGTAGGTACAGCAGAAACTGCATAAAAATTACTATCAATTTTATATATTCTACCAACAGGGCTTTGTGTTGATTTGAATAACCATCCCTTTATAGTAAAGTTGGTGTCGCAAGTAACCTGAGTGGGTTGATTGTTATTAACATCAACCGGGTAGCCCATTTTTAAGCTACCGTCCCACAATACTTCTGTTCTTATTTCTTGACCTGGTAAGGATTCATTTTCCCAAGAAATAATAAAATACGGGTCGCTCCAAGGAACAAAGTTGCTTAAAATTTGATCCATATCGGTTTGAAACCGTGTCAAAATACTAATGCTTACACCAATATTAACTGGAACGGGTTGTAAAGTATGTACACTAGCAGAATCGGTAGAATTAAGGTTATAATAAGTACCAGCTAGTTTATTAAACACTCTATTATTATCACGAGATATTGAGTTTATACTAAAAGCTACCGCGGGAATCGTTATATTCTGTGCTTTATTAACTAAATCGTTTAGTACTCTTTCTTTTGCAGAGTAAACATAACGAACAGCAACAGCTTGTCCTGGATTGCGCTTATTATCAAAACGTTTTACTACAGCACCATCAAAGGCTTGCAGGAATTGCGCAAGCAAATCCTTAATTTCCCAGTGATAGTTATATATTTGCATAGATATACTTACATAAGTCTATCTAAAAAGTGTTTTGGTAGTATGTTTCTGTTCTCTGTTATAACTTTTTTAGCTAATCCATCTAAAATATAGGTTACACTTTCATCATCTTTAGTTCTTGTGCATCTACCTGCAGCCTGGATTAAAGTTATAAGCATTTTCATACGGTACCAATCCGGATCTTTCTCAAGAAGTAGATCTATACGCTTATTTGCTTTAGACGGATATGGTAATTTTATGATAATTTGCCATTTTCCGAGATCTCCCTTAAGATCTAACCCCATAGTTAATGAAGGACTTACTAAAACTGTAGGGTCTGTACGTAAAATATGCTCTTTTACGATGGTTTCGTTAGTAGTACCCTCTTCTCTATACAAAAACCTCTTACCGTGTATTTTGTTTTGTACTTCTTGGGTAAACTCAAAGGAATGGGTATGTATAATACCTTTCTCATCTTTATGATGTTCTGCAATTTTTGCAGCTTCAGCAATAATTTTAGGTAAGTTTTCCTTTTTTGTTTTAAAACTTAACGGGTACTTAGAACCAAGGTAAATAGGGCTCTTTTTTGGGTCAAAAGTTGACTGAAGCTCTATATACTTGTAATTAGTTATACCTAAATTTCTTGCAAAAATGTCACGGTCTACAATGGTAGCACTCATTAACACTACTACGTCTGCAAAGTCAAATAAACATTGAGTAAGTTTGTCAATTTTTAACGGTGTAACTAGCACTTTTTCTGCATCTTTTTCTACTACGTATTGTGCGTCTTCCCAGTGATTAATGGTGTGCACTACAGCTTCATAAAGATCCTTACGCTGTTGTTGTTTTATAAGTTCGGCTTTGTGTTTTTCATAACGAGGTCTATCTGAAAATTCATCGATTGCGCTTTCAAGTGCACTACAAACATCAGATAACCACCCTAACACTTTCTTAGGTACTTCAGATGTGAGTTTATCTATAGTTACGCCTAGATAATCGAATTGTCTATAGTTAATGTATGCAGAAAAGTTCTTTACTATTTCATCTTCTACTTCAGATGCTTCGTCACACACAATAATTTGACGTTTTTTTAAATGATCGGGTAAATTAAAAAAAGAAGCATAGTTTAATACCGTAAACTTTTCAGTTAATGCAGAATTACGAGTTTCGTAATACGGACAAATACAGTCTCCCCAGCATTTTTTCTTGAGGTTAGGTGAAATTACACAGGGTGCGTGGTCAACTGTAAAGCTATCATCAACTTCACATTGATAGTTGGTTTTTCCCTTAAAAATAACACTATCCTTGAACAGATTACTGTATTGATCCTGTAGAGCTTTAGTAGTGGTTAAAGCAAACAGCCCGTGCGGTGCAAATCTCGAAAAACTACCCTCAAAATCCTTATCGTATGCTTGATACGTTTCTACTAATTTTACATATTCCGGATCAGGACCGCTTGTAGTATTAGCTAGTGTTTTACTAAAAAAAGACTTACCCGAACCAGTAGGTGCTTGTACAATAATGTACTTAAAACCGCTATTTATAGCTTCTTCTATCTGCTGTAACCCAGAAATTTGATGCTCTCTAGGTTGGCAGTTTTCAGGAAAATAACTTAATATTGGTTGTTCTATCTTCATTTAATAAAAGATAGAGTATACGGTACTATCTTAAAATTACAAGGCTGAAATCGTTAAAACACTATCGTAAAACCGACTATTTTTTACCTTTGTAACACCTCTTAATGCAATAAGCAATTCAAAGTCGTTTTCTGCTAGTGTATCCAATCTATAATCAAATTGTAGTTTGGATAGATCTCCTTCTACTGAGTACGGAAACGGTATTTCAAAGGTTTCTTTCTTTTTTTCATTAACTATTACAAAAGACAGGTAATTGCCTGAAAGCTTGTATAAGAGAAGCTTTCCGCTTTTGTATGTTTTATGCTTAAAAGTAAAAGCTATATTTTTTTGTAAATAAGGCTTAATTAAATTATCTATTTTTTCGGTCATACGTGCATAAACTCCACTTTTTGAGTTTCTGGCATTTTTGATAAGACGTTATTAAAATAATTCCAAAACTCTTCGGGTGGAGAGGTTCTAATTACACTTACAATTTCTACAGACTCTGCTGGTATTAACCGAAAATCTTGTAAAAATATATCCCAGGTCATAACCAATCCTTTTTGTTCAGGGCTGAATTTTAATCTACCCGGAGCTCCGTGAAAATTAAGCGCCAAACGACCCGGCGTACTGTTAAGTAAATCGGTGTCGTTAGTTGCAAGCATTCTACGAAATGACATACCAGGTAAAGGTCTACGCCTTGTAAATTTAAGCTCTACAGCGTGAGTGTTTAGTATTTGAATTAATGTACCCGGGGACATCCATATTACTTAGCAGGAGTTGCCCTGCCAAAAATACGTTCTTCGTTAAGAAATACAATGTTTTTTAACCCGTTCATTTTAGCACATTTAATTCCAAAGTTACTTGGAAAAATTACGTGCTCACCTACCTTGGTTTTACAGCGAGGACCCGCTATAATAACTTTAGCAACGCGCCAAGCAGATTGCACCATATTAACCGGTACAAAAATACCGTCTCTCATAATCTGAGTGTTATCTTCATTACAATCTGCAAATTGGCACATCATAATATCATCTAAAAGCGAGTCTAATCTCCAGTCACTGAGATTAATATCAGATCCAGCATAATTATCGAGCTGTACTAAACCTTTTACATTATCTGTTTCAATATCTTCGTTGGCTTGAAGAGCTTTTTCACGATCAACTTTGTCGTACTGTTTTAAGTCTCTTTCAAGTTTATGTTGTAGATTTTTCTTCATTTGGAATTTTTAAATTAAATTGCTCTATATACTGATTTACCTCTCTACTGGAAATTTCAAGGTTATTTGCAATCTTTAAAAGGTTTTCGTTACTCTTCTTTACTGCTTCTTTTTTAGTTTTTTTAATATAACTAATCCGCTTGAATTTACAGGCCGGGATAACAGTATCTAAAGCAGTAAACCAGTCGTTATTGTTCTCAAAACACTTCCAATATCTGTTAGTAGTTTCATTAACAATATGAGCTATAGGTGCTGAATACATAGAACACCAACGTTGAATAAGGAATGGTTGAAATTCCTTACTCTCGTTAATGTTACTAGTATCAAAACCTTTAGTCTTATAAAGTACTCTGTTTATTGAATCAAACATTAAACAATTACCTTAGCAGTAGCTACAAATATATTGTCTACCATTTGATAGAATTGTTGATGTACCTGTAATTGAAACTTCTCAGCATCTGTAGGTGAAAGGTTAGTACTAAACGCAAAAGCAGGAGCTTTCTTACCAGCACTAATATTAATACCGGTGTGGCCAATAGCTACATTGTCTTTAGAGTATGTAATGCTAACTGAAGCTTTACCTTTCTGTTGTACAATACCGCCTTGATTATGTTCAGCGTGTACAATTAAGTCATCGCCTTTCATTTCGATAGGTTTCTTAATATAAGTGTGTAAAATATTAGCAATTGCTGTATTAAACAGGCGCTGAAAACAAACTGCACCGAATGGATCTAAGTTAGGTATTTCCCAACAGAAGTTAATCATAGAATCACTATAGATATAATCTTTCTCTAGAGAATCCTCTAAGTCAATAAGGTTTATTGTAACTTCTACAGGCGCGACATAGCTAACAATGTTACCTACAGCTAGAGTCTTATCTCTAAAATACTTATAAGCAAAACGCTTGTGAATAAAATCGCCGTTATAGATAGTTTGGTCTTTGATAATCATAGTAGTATTGTATTATAAAAATTAATATTGTCCAGATCTTGCTTTGTCTAAAAACCATTTTTGTCCTGCAAGCCAATCATCCGTAAAAGATTTCAATCCCGGAGAAGTATGTACGACTTCAATATTTGTAGTTCCTAGTTTTAATTTATTTTTATTGCAAGTTAAACTAAAATCTAAATCATAGAAATGAAACTTAGCCGGGCAGGTCTCATCAAATTTTGCTCCGGCTGCAGCTATCTTTTTAGGGTTAAATGCTAAAAATAAACCATCCAATAGCAACACTCTTCCGTTTTTACCAAAATGGGTATTGAACGCTTTACCGTTAGGGGCTAAATGTTGTACATCTCCACTTAAGCAGTCTTTAGGGCACATTATATGCCAAAGCGCGGGCTCTCTAATAGCTGCATTTGTACCGCCCGCCAGTCCTACCACGTCGTATTGATTTAAGGCTTGATTTAATTTCTCTATCCAGTTTTTATCAATAATAACAACGTCATCGTGTGCTAGTACCAAAATACAATCTTCATCTTTATGAGAATCAATATATGAATTGTAAATTTTAGCAATAGCAGTTTTATTATTAAAAGCTCCGTTTGTAGTTTTAACATTTTCTAAACTCTCACTATTCAGAATGGTAAATTTACTTCTGTTTTTAAGATCTGAGTAAGAGGTAGCTGTAGAACAAAAACTAATATAAACGTTCATTAGTCTTTAATAACTGTTTGGCGTGGTATGTTAGGAATTCTATTGTTTAATTCATCAACAGTAAAGTCATCACTAACGCCAGTTTCGTATATAAAAATATTGTGCAGCTTAATGTTCTTATCATTAATTCTCTCAGCCAAATCAAGCATACGCTTGCGATGTACCGGGGTATGATCAGAACAGATATCACAACTTGCTGTAAAAAGCAATGACTCTACTAGTAGTTGTTTTTCTTCTGTATTTAACTGTAAGCCTTTCATATAGTGCTTACAGTATAAAGGTTTATAAAAATAAATCTACTACTATTTTCCGAAAAAATGAATTAACAAATCAGTAACACTACTAATTAACGCAACCCAAATAGCTGTTTGCATATGCCAATGTAGGCCTTGCTTTTCTTTATGTTTAGCATCACACTTATTAACTGAAATTTGTAATTCGTCGTGTACGGCCTGTATATACTCTCGTGTTTCTGTTATCTTACTATCAAGTTCAGATCTTAAATGTAATAAATCGCTATTAATGGTCGCGACCTGTTGCATCAGACTCGGATGTCCATTTCCATCTCGTACAATTTTGCTAATATTAGCAAGATCTTCCTTTACGTTTACTATATCTCTATTGATATAGTCTATAGCTGTATTACGATCGGGCGTAGTCTTTTTTGAAGGCATAATTATACTTAGAATATAAAGTACGGAGATTTATGCTTAAATCTCCCAGCAGGCACTATACAATCGTAATCCTGTATTGCATAAACAATCCCCTCGTTTAAGGATTCACTACCTTCAAATTCAGTAGACGAAAAACATCCCGTAATTGGATTTGCAAATAGTGTACTTGCACTTCTAGCTAAATAGGTTTTTTTGTGTTTGCTATTAAAAGCCCATATAGCATATGTACCTTTAAGAGATTCCATAGCTTCTGATACTTTTATCTTTATTTCTAACATACGCGGTATAATACAGCTGTCTGTCCTACCGGTAAAATCTTCGTCAGGAAAATACTCTCTACATAAACTCTCAAAATTACTGATAATACCGTTATGAGCCACTATCCAATCACCATAAATGAACGGGTGATTGTTTATCGCTTCAAATGATTTTGTTTCAACAGTAGGGCCACGGGAATGATATAAAAAGTAACGACCGCGAGTGTCTATACCCGGCGGGTTAAAACAGTCTATAGGTTCATTAAAAATACCTTCAGTTTTGTGTACGTGGTATTGGTCATTAGAGTCTAATGTTAATGCACCTGAACTATAATAACCTCTTGCAAGATTATCTTTGTATAAATTAAAAGCTTTATCTTTATATTTTGAACCAGCTATACCGCACATATTATGTTAAATAGGTTAAAGGTTTGCAATCATATTGTTCCCAAGGAATATTACGTGAATATTTAATAGGATCAATAGCTTTGTTGTCAATAAAACCTTTAATACGTGCAGCACACGACACACATTCTCCACAAGCAGGATCAGTACCTTCATAACAGGTGTGTGTTTGTCTAAAGTCTACCTGTAAGTCAATACCGGTCTTAATTACTTCCTCTTTAGAATAGCGCATAAACGGCGCATTAACTTTAATAGTATTCTTGCGATTAAGACCGTAAATGTCATTAACTTTATTTAGAAACATTGTCGTGCAATCCCAATAGCCACTGTGATCGTCGACTTCTACTGCACCATAAAACAGGTCTTGTGCATTAATAGATTCAGCCCAACCTGCTGCACTTGTTAATAGTAATAGGTTTCTGAACGGGACATAGCTTAAAGGTTGTGCATTACCAATATCATCTTTAGCTTTAGGTATTTTCAAGTCTGTATTAGTTAAAGCTGACATCGTAGAGATATCTCTAAAGAAATCCATATCAATAACTTTATGTTCTTTAACACTACACACTTTAGCTTGGAATCTAGCACAATCAATCTCTCTAGCAATCCGTTGCCCGTAGTTAAACGTTACAGCATAAACTTCATCATAACTAAGAGTCTTAGTTACATAATGTAATAATACGGTACTATCCATACCGCCTGATAATATGACTAGTGCTTTTGACATATAGTTATAATAGTGTAGATTTATAGAAATTCAATAAAAAAGTAGTAAATAATGTATATGAAGAATTTGTTCCAAGATGCATTTAATGAATCCCTAGATAAAGAAGGTGCTGGTGTTATGCACTTTAAAGATCAAAAAGCAAAAGAAGCTGGTAAAAAGGAATTCAAGCTTGGCGGCAAGACTTTTCCTGTAAAAGAAGAAAAACATATGACTGCAGCTCAAAAAGCTGAGCGCAATAAAATTTATAAAGGTTTACCCAAGAAAGATATTGAAAAGCGTTATGGTAAGGACATTCGTGGTGCTATTGCAACTTCAAAAGCTGAAAAAATTGCAGAAAACTTTTACGGTGCAAGCTTAGGTATGGAAGCTAAACCAGCACCGACTCCTGCTCCTACACCCGAACCAGATGGAGAGGCAGCCTGGAAAAAGACTTTAGACAAAGATACAGATCATAGTAAGTTTGACTCAGAATCTAACCCATCATTAAAGTTAGATACAGAAGGTGTTGAAAAAGCACGTCAATGGATCAAAAAGCTTGATGATATGGCAACATTCATTAACGGTACTGATGAAGAAAGTTTAAATGCTCAAATTAATGCGCTAGAAATGCGTAACTCAATTCCTTTTAAAGGTATTGTCCGTCGTGAAGAAAAGCGTATTACTAAATTAGCAGAAAACTTACGCGGCTTAGCAGAACTATTCAAAACAGTAGTTACAAGCTCTGGTAAGAAGATTCACGACGCTACAAGCAAAATTAGCTCTCGTTAATTACTTTAAACGTCTCGGTTGTGTTACTGCTATTAATTTTGTTTGCATTTAATTTTTGAAAATTCTATTAAACCTCTCATACCTTTATGACAGTCAGGTAGAACGAAGTCAATCGATACACTACTAGTGTTATTAGCAATGCACATTTCATTAAAATCTTTATACGGTACTGAAGGCCATATAAACACGGTTTCACCTCTTTCTAGAAGTTCTTTAGTTATTTTGTAAGAAGTTTTATCTACCCATTGGTTATCTAGTACATAGACTAAGCTGTGCATAGGGTATGCTTTTTGCAACATTTCTAATTGTTCTTCTGTAGGATGTATACCAGCTAATGCTACACTATTACGCAAAAACATAGCATCAATAGGTCCTTCTTGCAAGAATATATAATCTATATCAGAAGATACTTTATCTAAATTAAATATACCTTTATCGCTATTAACTTTAGAAAGGTACTTTGCTCTATCTTCATCTTCTTTATATAAAGCTCTTGATTGATAAGTTACTATTTTACCCTCAGTGTTGTAGAACGGAAACACTACTCTATTCTTATGAGTCATATCAGTCAAGCTAATCCAAAGCGTTTTAGGCTTATTAATAGCAGTATCTAAGCGTCTTTTATTGATAAACTCAAGAGCATCCCTAACTACCTGGTTTTCTTTATAAAATGATACCTGATTACTATCGAATAAATTAATACTATCGTACGGTAAAGGGTTGGGGTTAGCCTTTTTATAAAAATCCGACTTCTTAATTAAGTCTTCAACCGTATCCGCGTGACTACCGGATTCAGCTAGTATCTCACTAACTGACATATGGGTCATTTCTTTAACAAACTCTAATCCGTTTTTACTTTCACCGCAATTATGACAAAACAAATGATCGTCTTCCGGTATGTAAAAGAATCTACGCTTTTTACCCGTACTTTTACCTTCGTGGCAATAAGGGCATTCCGCATTATATGTATTAGCGGTTTTCTTGTATACAGGTCTCTTCGCGTATTGGAAGAATGTTTGTATTACAAAATTTTGCGGTATAAGCATAAAGTAAGTATAGTATATGGGGTACCCTAAAAATAGCAAGTTTATTCAAGGAATTTATAACCCTATTAATAAAAATAAATATATGGGTTCGTCGAATCCTGTTTATAGATCTGCATTAGAAAGAGACTTCTTTTTGTTTTTTGATCAAAATTCTAACGTTACCGCCTGGGCAAGCGAGGGCATTGTTGTACCGTATTACAGTGAAATAGATAATAAAGTACACAACTATTATGTAGACTTAATTGCAGCAATCAAGGACAAAGACGGTAATGTACAAAAATATTTAATTGAACTTAAACCACACGCTCAAACACAACCACCAGTGCAGTCTACTAAAAAGAAATCTAGTACTGTGTTGTATGAACAGTTAATGTGGCACAAGAATCAAGCCAAATGGAAAGCCGCGAGTGATTACGCGGCTAAAAAAGGTATGAAGTTTATTATTCTTACCGAAAAGTATCTTTAATTTTCTTGATCAACACTACCACCAGTACGACCTACGTAGTCTTGAATGTCAGGATCAACAGCTGGGGATAATTCATCATCATCTGTAGATGCATCAATATCTTTTGGTGCTTTTACGTGCTTGTGTTTGCCTTTGAGCCCGCGTAGCTTCATAATTTGATCTCTAATACGAGCTAATTTATCTTTTTCGAGATCTTTTACTTCTTCTTCACCAGGTTCTTCACTGGGTTCTGAAGTTTTTACATTTTTAATCTCATTCTTAGCATCATCATACACTGAATTTACTAATTCAGGATCAAGATCAAGAGCTACAGCAACATCTTCTGCAGTAGCAGAACGATTGAATTCTAAAAAGTCTTCAACCTGTTCTTTAGCTCTTAATGCTTCTGTAGAGCGCTTAAAACCTGCTACAGGCTTCGATGGTTCATCAGCTGCAGGTTCAACAGCTATTGGTTCAGAAGAGCTACCTAGCTTACCAGCTCTTAATTCTTTCCAGGCGTAAGCTTTTGCAGTAGAAGGTGAAAGACCTTTCTTTTCAAGTTCAGCTGCTCTTGCAAGTACAGCAAGATTTTTATGCCGAGCCATTTCCGCATTAAGTGTGGACTCAGCAATATAGTTAATAGCATCATCGAATTTCATATAATACAATACTTACTACAATTTAAACTGTTTCTTATCCGTTAATCCTAGTTGGTCAGCAAGCATTTGTTGTTCAGCAATATCTCCTTTAATTAAAGAATCTTCTTCACCGAAAAATTCACATTTTTCGTTAATATAAAGATTAGCCATTGCTATACGCTCTAATGGTGTACCGTATAAAGGTATAATAGGTGTGCGATCTTCAGTATCAAAGAAACGCGAAGCACCAGATTCCCAGGCCCTATAAATAGTATCAAATAGTACTGCTATTTCTCCGCGATAAATAGGATCAATATCTCTATTCTCTTTAATCTGAAGGAGTACGTCATTTTCTTTAGTGAGAGGAATATAGAAAATTATAGAGTAAGATTTAATTGCTTCTTTAGCCTGTATAATTGATTTATCAATAAAATCCTCATCAATATCTGTTACACCCTTATCGTAGAGCCATAAAGAATAAACTAAATTATCAATAGGTGTACGGTCAAAAATCATTTTTTTATTGCCGTAATTAGCCATTGCTTCATCAACGAGAAAGTTAAGTATGGCTTGTTGAGATTCTTTGGTACCGTTTTTATTAACAGGTAGTTTCTTTTCTTTAATAAGATCGCGGTACGTTTTTTGTGACTTACATAATTGCGGCCATTGCAGTATCATATCATCTACCAATGTAGATTTGCCAATGCATTGTGTACCAATAATGCCGATTTTATTAAGTTTAGAGTGACTCATTTTTAAAATTTACGCTTTATAGTGATATTAGCAACCTCATTCATCGTCTTCAGGTGGCTGACCAGTTTCGACATCTACCCAATCAAGTACACAATTGTGAGGCGGGTTGTAACCTATAGCTTTAACAAAAGCGTTAAACTGCTCTGTTAGTTCCTCTAAGTCAGCTTGACCGTCAAATATAATTTCAATTTTACGAGGCACACTGACATTAATATCGTCATTAGTATGCTCTAACGTATATGTAAATTTAATTTCTTGTTTCATATATTATACCATTTCTTCAATAATACCGAGTATTTCTGCTACAATTAGCAATACACCAGTAACCCAGAATGCACCAAAGCAAAGACAAGTACTTGCTATAATACGGATAATGCTTTTAATGATGCTAATGTTTTTATGTCTTTTAGGATCAGGAATGTCGTTCATATATTAAACCTTAAGTGCTTTATCCCAGACCTGCAAGTGCATTCTGTTAGAGAACTTAAAATTATATTTCTTACAGAGTTCAGCCACTACAGGCCCTACTTCTAGTAATTCTTTACGGCTACCACAGCAAGGCATAATCCATACTTGATCTGAACGTACAGCTACTTCAGGATTATTGAGATAATTCTCTAGTACTTCATTTAAGTCTGATTCTTGTTTAGCTACAAACTTAAAGCAAGCATCGTGTACAGCTAGATAACGTAATACTTCTGGTTTATAACGCTTTTCAACAGGATCTCCATTACTAGATAGTTTAGGAGAAGTAGTATATGTTACCCGTACACCAAGACAAGACCACTCTTCATCTGGCATAATGGTACCGTTAGTTTCAAAGTCTATATGTAATGTAGGCTTACCAACATCTTCCACTGTTAATGTTCTGCTGTAGTTTTGAAACCCCCAACGATCTCTAATAAACTTAACAAACAGTAATAAGTTCTTTTGCTGAATAAAAGGTTCACCGCCGGTTAACTTTAACAAAGCACCTTGTTTTAAGCGCTCGTGATAATCATTCTTTTCAAAGAGTTGTGCTACTTCTTCGAATGTCATTTTATTTTTCTTAGACCAGCTTATGTAACTATCACAACCGAAAGGCGAGTCTTCACTCTTGAAATTTATGCACGTTAAGTTGCACATTGCCATTCTCATAAACACTGAAGGATAGCCAATGTAACGACCTTCACCTTCTAGAGTATAGAATACGAAATCATCTGAAATGAATAAAGTTGTATTAGGGTCAATATTAGACATACGTTATTATAATATATAAGATTAGCTTTTCCACTCTGTTTGTAGTTTATCTTTATAAATTGCGCTATTTCCTTCGTGTTCCCAGACTTCTACTTTAGAACACCAGCAACGACCGTTAGTCAGGTCTTTTACGTGTTGATTAGCCATTTTATGACAAAGTTCGGCAAATCGCTCAATACCAACACCATCATCTAGTGTAACTAACTCTACCATACCCTGTGCTTCTAATAATTTAAAGATATCTATTTGCGGGTCTTTTGACCAAACAACTGTTTTGTGATCAAATATTTCTTCTAATTGAGCTTTAAGTGGTTTTAAAGAACCGAAATCTACTACCCAGTTATTTTGATCTAATTTGTCACAACTAAACCAAAACTTAGCCTGCAAACGATAGCCGTGTATAAACTTGCAATGGCTAGTTGCATAGGGTTGACGAAAAGCACAAGAACCTAACGGTATAACTTTAGTAGAAATAAATTTACTCATACCTTATAGTATGAAGTAATTTAAAAAACTCAACTACAAAATGTGATCTTTTGTATGTCTTTCAATCCACTCTTCTAATATACTAGGCTTAATGTCTGGTGGGGTGGATATAACAGCATTACTGTTCTCTTCTGCATCGAACATATATCTTTGTATATGCTTTTTTTCTTCTAATGTTTCAAGATTAATATATAATGCCGATCTTTTGTCTGTAATAAGTGTATTACCAGCAAGTGCAATATCCACACAGTCAAACCTTACAAACTCATTGGGAGTATAACTCATTAGCTTATTAATAAAATCCTTTTTATGAGTTTCTGTTTTAAAATACAAAAAAATAGGCAAGTCTTCACTGCTGTATTTTTTGTTTTTGTATTTAAGTATCACACATTTATTTACAGCATTAGTAAATAATGATATGGCTGTTAATAGAAAATTAGTAAATAAAAATGAAGCCGTGAATCTACCCCCACCACCTCCAATTAAATTTTCTATGCCGTCGGATACTCGTCCGGCTATGGTACAGAACGTTAGCTCATTTGCGGATTACTACAATCAAGGACAATTTGATATTACACCAGACTTTATTGGTTACATAAAAAACGTTGAAAATGGTGTTAAAGCAGGATTAAAAGACGGTAAATGGTTTGCACAACCAAGCGCTGAGGGTGGTACTAAAACTATTGCGTATGGTCATAAGCTAGTGCCAGGAGAAAACTACCCTCAAGGTATTACTGATGCACAGGCATTAGAAATGTTAAAAAATGATATTAATGTAGCTGCTAATAGAGCTAAAAAACTTGTTGATAGTAAACACGGCTCCGGTACCTGGGATAGTTTAGACAATACAAGAAAAGAAATGTTAACAGACTTTGCGTTTAACAGTGCGTTACCTCATTTTCCAAAATTTATGGCTGGGGTAGTAGCTAACGATTCAAATGTTGTGAACACTCAGTACAAACGCTACTATGCAAAAGGCAAAGAACTAGTAAATAGAAACCGGCAGTTTGCAGCTAGATACTTAAAACATTAAATCTTACCAGATAGGGTCTTAATAATATCGATAATGGTATCTTTATTCTTAAGGTTAACACCAGAAGATAAAGTCTTAATATCATCAGGCCCGAGAATGCTTGGATCTGCTTGTACTCGGCAAATAGCATCTGCACACATAGTAACTAAAGTAGTTTCCCAGGTTTGAATTTCATTAGGATTACGATCTGCACCAGTATCAGCAGGTGTTTGAGCAGCAACAGGACCACCGTCTTGTGGTAAACCTGCAGGAGCGAGACCCGGACCGACAGGTCCAGCTGGTTCTGGACCAACAGGTGTAGGTGGTGCTTCTAATAAAGTACGAAATATACCTTCTGCAATTTTGTCAAATCTTTTCATTATGTGGTAGTAGTATTGGTTGACTGTAAAACACTTTGAATATAACTATTAATCTTTGTTTGGTCGCCAGCTTTATGAGCAGCTTGAAATTCAGGGTCTTGTAACATTACAGCTAAAGCCTGTTGCTTTAAATTTGTGTTTGCTTTCTTTGCTGTAGTAGCTGCATTGCTTACATTGGTACCTAATGTGCTAGGGGTTTCTGTAGAAGGATCAGTATCAGTAGTCATACCAAATCCATCTTCTTTTAATGCAGTTTCCAAAACTTTTAGGAATTTACTCTTGGTCATACTATTATTTACGACTTTTTTGCATATTTGCACTTGATTTTTATTGGCAATAAAGTAATATAAAGTGTCGTCGGTTTAAGGAGTATACCATATACAGCATAAGCCGTATATTAAAGTAGATAGGGACTCAGGAGCTAAAGCTCCTTCGTCTCCGGTCTTGTCAGACCTTTTATTAGGCTCGCTAACGCTCGCCTTAATATTATATAATATATAGAGAAAAATCCGACTCACAGTTTGAATGAATTTAAGAGGGATTCTAGCCCGTTTTTGGTGCAAAACCGTTTGATTTTGTTAAAACTGTACCTGCTATAATCGATTGAGTATCGAAACTCCTTGAGCTCGGTAGTTATTTCTGTGTATTCTGCAGTATTTTTATCGGTTAATACGGAACTATACTGTTTACTAGCAATATAAAGTAGTATTGGGAAACACTTTTTAACTTCTTTTATAAAGTTTAATATATCCGTATTACAGGTATCTTTATTAATCCAAAATATAGTATTCTTTTTGTATTCTAAATTAGAATACTCTTTTAGTAGCGTAGATAACGTGAAATAATGTACAAGCTTAAGGTAATCTTTTTTCGGTAAACTATCGTAAGTTGTAATATTATATTTTAATAACTCAGCTTTAAACAATGCTTGTGCTTCTGATTCAATTTGATTGAAATCAGCAAGATAAAGATTGTATTTGAGTTCTTTGAGCTGCATTATTTGTTATTGTAGTACTATTCTCCTGTTGTGCAAGCTTATTTAACAACGCATTTGGTGCTCTTCCGATACGGCAATTTATAATACCGTTGTAGTATCCTTCTTTAAGCAAAACATTATGATCAAACTGTATTTTAGCTTCATAATAAGCTAATTCAAACTTACTATCACAAAAACGTATTATTTCAAACTTAAATTTGTCTTTGCCTAACCTCTCTATATCTTCATTAACGTCGTTAGAAGATGAAGTATAAGATTTCCAATCCGTCTCTATGTCGAAGTGTCTTTTGTTTTTTCTTCCTTTGAGAGGTTTAAGTTTTTTAACGCTTTTAATTTGTTTTTTTCCAAAATATATTTTACCAGACACGGTGTTAATAATACGATATATAAACCCGTAAGGTAAATTATCATTGTCAATATTTTCATTTGTAGTCCAATGGCCTAAATCCATATTACCTATTTACCATTATCCCCGATAGCTTCCACTGGACATCCTTTTAATGCTTCCAGGCACTGTTCAGCTTCTTCATCCGTTTCTGGCTGTTTATATACTATTGAGTAACCAGCAACATTATCTCGGGTAAAATTTTTAGGGGCTATTTCTCTACATAAATCACAATCAATGCATTGTTGATCTACATAAAACATACCCTGTACGTTACCAGATAATTTATCGTTAATATTTGCCATTACATACCTGGAAAGGTTCTACGGATTAAAGGCATAGCTTCTCCGTTAAACTTTTTCTTTTTCTTACCCTTTTTAACTTTACTTGTATTAAACAAACCCATTGCTCTTACATCTCCGGTATAAACTCCAGGACCGCTTTGTCCAGGTACTGTATTAGGAGCAGTAACCGAACCCACGCCAGCTGACGCGGTTGTCATTTCACTTAAAAGCTTGTTAAACAAATTATTAAAGTTTTTCACGTAGATTTATTAAATTTATAATATATACTTAGTAAGATTTATGGACTTACTTAATGTAGATAAAATTATTAGTGACTTTCAATCAGAACTCACTAATGATATCAAAATGGATGAGCTCTCTCTTAAAGAGAAAGCAATGCTTGCACCTACTACTAAACAGAAGTGGGTAGCTAGAACAACTCAATACAAAAGCACATTACTTAAGTTAGAATATGCTAAGAAGCAAAAGGTTAAAGAAAAAACTATAAATGCACCCGTTGCTTTATCAAAAGCGGCACGAGATGAAATAATGTACAATGATGATGAAATAGTATCAATTAATACCTGTATTGATCAGGTTAAGCTGATATTAGATTATCTTGAAAAAGTAGAAAAACTAACCGGGTCATTAACGTTTGATTATAAAAACGCTATTGATCTACAAAAACTTGAAACAACGTAATGGTAGTTGAGTTTCAATATGACTCCAAACGTAAGGAAGTAAGAATCGTTTCAGATTATCTTCCTAGTATTAAAGAACACTTTAGTGTAAAGAGTCCAGCTGCTCGTTTTAATCGTTATGCTAGGTTTATGCCTCAGCGTATATATGCTATAACACCGGCCGGGTACTGCGGTATTGGACTGGTACCTGGTATTATAGAATTTTTAAACAATCAGAACATTCCATTTGAAATTAAAGTCAATGAAGAATATAGTAGTATAGTACAAAAGACTCATATACTTGATCCTGATCGGTTTAAGACATTAGACAGCGAGTTTAAACTCAGAGATTATCAAGAAACCGCTGTTAGTAAAGCACTGGATAGTGGCTATGGTGTAGTAGAACTGGCAACAGGCGGTGGTAAAACATTAATTATTGCTAACTTAGTTTATGCTGCATTACATCAGATAGAACCTACTGAAAAAATATTAATAGTAGTACCAGACTTAGGTCTAGTATCTCAAACTTATAAAGATTTTACTTCCTATAATTTTCCAATGGAAGTAGTGAGTAAATGGACCGGTAATACTGAATTAGACCCTAACGCTCGTGTTATTGTAGCTAATATGGGCATATTACAAAGTAAGAATTCAGATATTAGCTGGTTTAGTAAAGTAGGTTTATTAGTTGTAGATGAATGTCATAAACTACGTAGAGGTAATAAGGTATGCAAGCTACTTGACAAGGTGCCCACATTAAGACGTATTGGTTTTACCGGTACATTACCAGAAAATAATATTGATACCTGGAATATTAATAATTTTATCGGTCCAGTTATATTTAAAAAGACTACTACGGAGCTAAGAGAAGCGGCTGGTGGCGAGTATATTGCTAACGCACAATGTTTAGCAATTAAACTTAACTATGACTTTAAGCCAGACTATACAGCTGTATCTTCTGCACAAAGATATTTGTTAGAACTAGATTACATACACAACAGTAAGTTTAGAAACAAAGTAATCAGACAATTAGCTCATAACTTTAAAAACAATTGTCTTATCCTTATTGATCATATAGCTCACGGAGATAATCTCTATAAAGAGCTATCTACCTTAACGGATAAACAGGTATATTTTATACAAGGTAGTGTAGAGGTGGAAGAACGCCGCAGAGTACAAGAAATTATGGAACAGCATAATAATGTTGTGTGTATTGCCATTAGTAAGATCTTTTCTACTGGCATTTCTATAAAAAACATACATTATATAGTGTTTGCTGCAGGCGGTAAATCAAAAATTAAAACTCTACAGTCTATTGGTCGTGGATTACGTGTTCACGAAAACAAAGATATATTGACATTAGTCGATATTGTTGATGATTTAATTTATGGTATCAAGCACTACGACAAACGAAAAGAATTTTATGACCTTGAAAAAATCAAAATCACCGAAAAAACAATTACAGAGTCCGCCTCTTGAGCAATCAACGTTAAAGATTACTAAAATTGCTAAAGCTGGTAGACCTAAAAAGCCGTTAAGTGAATCTGCTAAGGCTAAAAAGGTCTATTATGTAAGTCCTGCTGAATTTACTGCTGAACTTAAGAAGTACTACGAAACCAATGTAATGAGCGATAACCTCGCCATTATGATTCGTAATATTGCTTACGGGCTTGCGCACGCTTCGAACTTTATTAACTATACATTTAAAGAAGAGGCAATCGGTGACTCTCTTATTAATATGTTCAATGCATTAAAAGATAAGAAGTACAACTTCGACAAAGGTTTTAATCCATTTTCGTATTTTAATTCTATCGCTTTTAACTGCTGGCGTTCTCGTATCAAGAAAGAAAAGCGTATGAGAGATACATTAGCAGCTTATCAAGAAGAAGTATACAGCGTCATTGGACCTAATGTAGGTGTTGATGACCCAGTTAACCCAAACAATAAAAATGCAGATTAAGAACTCTGAAGTCGGTATATTCTCAGACCCACATTATGGTGTACATCGTAACAGTGAAACTTGGCACAAAATTGCCTTAGATCACGCTAAATGGGCTGCTGAACAGTTTAAACAACGCGGTATAAAAGATATAATAATTCCCGGTGACATTTTTCACGATCGCAATGACATTGCTGTTAATACTCTTCACGTGGTTACTGACATTTTTGATGTACTGCGTGATTTTAATATCATTATTACCGTGGGTAATCACGATGCTTATTACCGTGATAATTCTTCTGTTAATTCCGTATCCATTCTTCGTGGCTGGAGTAATATTACTGTTGTTGATATACTTGTTGTCGAAAAGCTCCAAGGAAAAACAATAGCTTTTTGTCCTTGGGGTCAGGATATAGATCAGGTACCTAAATGTGATTTAATAATAGGTCATTTTGAAATTAATAGCTTTAAAATGAACACCTACAAAGTATGTACTAATGGACTTAAAGCATCTGATTTAACAGAAAGAGCTCCTTTAACCATTACCGGTCATTTTCATCATAGAGAAGAACGTAAATACGAAAACGGAACTATTCTTTATGTAGGTTCTCCTTATCAAGAGGATTGGGGTGATTTCGGTACCACAAAAGGTCTTTATATATTAGATCTTAATGATTTAAGCTACAAATTTATAGAAAATAATATATCTCCAAGGTATATGAAGCTTAGATATACAGAATTAACTACTGGGGTGTATACACCTGACACACTTAAAGCAGCTATTAAAGGTAATATTGTAAAGTTCTATGTAGATCAAGTACTTGAACCATCAGTACTTGAAACTATTGTACGTAAATTGGTTGCAATTAAGCCAGTAGAATTTACTATAGAACACGACGTTACTGAACAAAGTAAAGTCAATATAGAAGAAGCTGCAAACAAAGAATTCAATATAAGTGTAGAAAAATCTATTGATGAATTTATTGATTTAATGGATGTAAAAAACAAACTGTCCGTTAAAACCTATATAAGTGATTTATACGAAAGGGCTTGTAAATTATAGTATGAAAATTGGTGCTGGAATTATTACCTGTAATCGTCCAGAGTATCTACGCAATTTAGTTGCTACTTTACCTATGGATGTCATTAATGAGCTTGTAGTCGTAAACGACGGGTTACCTGTAGATGTAAAGATACCAGGTACCTGGTTATTAAACGAAGTTAATTTAGGGGTAGGTAAGTCTAAGAATAAAGCAATGAAGCATTTATATGATGCTGGTTGTGATTACATTTTTGTTATTGAAGACGATATGCTTATTAAAGATAAAAGTGTATTTATGAAATACATTGAAGCATATCAAGAAACAGGTATACAACATTTTAATTACGGACCAGGTTCACCATTCAATCGTAAACAAAAAATTGAATTCGATCTACATAACAGACACTTACTAGATCAAAAGAGTCCAGTTAATCCTCGTATTATTGTGGAATATCCTGGTAATGTTAAGATTGCACTATACACCCATACAGTAGCAATGTTTTCATTCTTTACTAGAGAGGTACTCGAGAAGGTAGGTTATATTGACGAACAGTTTTACAACGCCTGGGAACACGTAGACCATACGTATCGTATTGCTTTAGCAGGCTATCATCCTCCTTTTTGGTGGTTCGCTGATTTAGCTAATAGCGAAGAACTTCTTGAAGAAGCACCAGGTGCAATTGATAATTCTTCTATTGCTAACAAAACCGAACAATGGCAAAAGAACGTATATGGAGGTAGGGAATTGTATAAAAACAAACACGGACATTACCCTAACGAGCCTAGAAACTATACACAAAACGAAGTTTTAAATATACTTAAACAAATTAAAAATAAGAAATGAAAATAGCTTTATTAGTACCAACACGTGAAAGACTTAACAGGAAACTCACTTTACTTAATTCTATACTCTGTACTGCTAGTGATGTTAATAATATTACTGTTTATTTTGGCGTAGATACAGATGATCCTAAACGCAACACCATATTAAAAATGGCAAAAGCGTTTACGTTTCTTAAAATCGTAGATATACCTGCTCAACCTAATGTAGATGTTAATATTAATAAGATTTGGAATCAATTAGCTGCTGTAGCTACTGAAGATGTGTTTGGTTATATTGGAGACGATATGGTCTTTAGGACTGATAGCTGGGATACAGAAATTATTAATGAATTTTCCGGTGATAAATTACCTAAAGATAAAATTAAATGTGTTCATTGTGATGATGGGTTCCATAAGAGTGCTATATGTATCAACGCGTTTATGCACCGTGCATACTATGATGCTATAGGTTATTTCGTAAGAGATGAATTCTTAGTTAATTGGTCTGATCAATGGATGTATCAAATCTATAAATCTTTAGGTAGATTAACTTATAGAGGAGATATTTACATTGAACACGATCAATGGATGGTAAGACAAATTAAGCAAAAGGTTTCTATTGCACCTGACAGTACAACAAAGAGAATGCTTGATAGAGATGCTATTGACAATAAAGCTCGTTCTGATGCATTTTGGGGTAAATTAGGACCTGAACGCGACAAAGAAGTAGCATTTTGGGAGAAAAAACTTAATATTAAAGCTGATTATTCTGTTGTAGAAAACGATCTTAGAAAATGACCACCACTCTATTCAGTTTCGGTAATTGGAACTATTATCCTACTTTAGATAGACTTAAAGAGTCTGCTGAAGGTAAGGTAGATAATGTTATTTTGTTTAAAGAATCTGATATAGATTCAGATTTCTATACTAAACACCAGCAACACTTTAGAGATAAAAGAGGCTTTGGTTATTGGGTATGGAAATCATACTTTATTAATAAATTACTCGACAAAGCAACAGATGATGATATTTTTATGTTTGTTGATGCAGGTAATTTAGTTACTAGAGATATAAAAATACTATTCGAGTTGTGCCAACAAGATGAAAAGGGTATAATTTTATTTGATAATAGAGATGGTACAGAAGATGGTAGTGTTTGGAAAAACGCTCAATGGACTAAATCAGATTGCTTTAATATACTCGATTTAAAAACACCAGAATATATTAACGGGGATCAGGTCAATGCATCGTACATTGTATTTCGTAAAACCGAGTTTAGTGTTAAGTTTTTTAAACAGTATGCTGAGTTATGCTTAAATTACAACTTAATTTCTGATGCACCCAATATTACAGAGAACTTTAATACAGCATTTCGGGATCATAGACACGATCAATCTATTCTTTCTTTATTAAGCATAAGATATAAAATTACAATACATAGAGATCCTTCTGAATGGGGTAATAAAGCACTGTATAAGAGTCCTTACGGCCAATTATTTCAACACCATAGAAGAAAATATTACATTGGATGAAGATTTTAATTATACAAGAATATAGTAGACACCCAGAAAATGTTCTTTATAGAGAATGTTTATGTTTCCAACGGGCTTTTAAGTATATTGGCTGGGAAGCTGATGCCTGGGGTCTAGGTCATAGTAACTACAATCAATTACCTGACTTTAACAGTTATGATGTAATATTAAACTGTGAAAATTACGGTGATCATTGGTTACCCGATTTAAACCAATATAAAAAACCTTATAAGATTCTTTATGCAGTAGACCCTCACTGTAGAGGTATACAGCCTTATGAACAAATCGTCAAACAACAAGGTTACAATTATCTATTTGTAGCTGTAAGAGATTATTCGAGCGGTGAAGGTAAAGCCTGGTTACCGCCTGCAGTAGATGAAGAGCTTTTTATCAATAAAGGCATCACTAAAGATATATTAATGGGTTTTGTTGGTAATTATGTTAATAGAAAAGAACTATTAGACTATCTTACATTGCATCACGGTTTAAAACAATACATTAAAGTATTCGGGGATGAAATGGTACAATTAATTAATAGATTTAATATTAGTTTTAATAAAAACATTTCAAATGATATTAATTATCGGAGCTTTGAGTCTATTTCTTGCGGTACTTTATTATTAACGGATAACAATCCTGCTTATAAAGACCTGGGTTTTATTTCCGGTAAAAATTGCTTTATGTACAGTAAAGTAGAAGATATAAAAGATATTTTAAACTATTTAACTAACACACCAGCCGCGGTTGCCGAAATTGCTCTTGAAGGATATAATTTATCTAAAAAGCATACCTATAAAAAGAGAGCTGAAAGTATTGCTAAGTTCCTTGCAAGCAAGATTTAAGTAGATAATTTTTGTTTATAGTATAATATACGTAATCAATGCAGTACGTATTCTTTAAGTGTGTAAAAATAACTAACTTCCTGTCTGTAGGTAAAAGACCGGTTGTAGTTGACTTTAAACCAGGATTAAACATTATTACTGGTAAGAACTATGATAAAGCTGACAGAGCTAATGGTGTAGGTAAGTCTACAGTTGCAGATGCCATACACTTTGCGTTGTATGGTAGTACTATACGGGATCTTAAAAAAGAGAATATTGTTAACAACATTTACCCTGAAGATGTCTGCGAGGTAGAATTAGAATTTACAATTGAAGATAATCACGTAAAGTCGAATTATAAAATTGTACGCACATTAAATCCTACTAAGTGTTTCTTGTATTGTAATGATAAAGATATCACCCGTTCGGGTGTACCTCAAACCACTGAATATATTGTAGACTTAATTGATACTTCACCAGAAGTATTTCAAAATAGTGTAATAATGACCATAAACAATACTGTACCGTTTATGGGACAAAAGAAGATAGAGAAGCGTAAATTTATTGAGGGTATTCTTGATTTAGAAGTATTTAGCAATATGTTAAGTATTGCTCGCTTCGACTTTAACGAAACTAAACGCAATCTTGATATTGAGACTACTAAAGCAGATGAAACTGAACGCAATCTACAAGAAAGTATCAAGCAAAAAGAAACTTATGAAGAGAGTAAAAAGAAAAGACTCGATACACTTTTAATTCGTCAGCGTAACAACGAACAAGAACTAGCTTTATTAAATGAAAAGTTAAGTAAGCTTGATGCTGTAGATACTGCTGCTGAAAAAGAAATACAAAGTAATTTATTAGCTCTTAAAACCGCTGAAAAAGAATGTGATAAGAAAATAGCTGCAGTTAACAAGCTTATCACTGAAGCTGAAACACATATTAAGCTTAATAATGATCGTATTAAAAAACTTAAAAAAGTAGACAGTAAATGCCCTCACTGCGGTAAGGATTTAGCTGAAGCCACTAATGCTCAATACGAAAAAGATAAAGCAGAGTGTCAGTCTGAAATACAAAAGTTTACTGAAGCAGTTAATACTCAAAAGCCGTTTTTAACTGAAACACAGAATCAGTTAGATAAGATCGAAAGAGGTATTACCGCTATACAAAAGAAGGTAAACGACTTTAATATTCGTAAAAAAGAAGTAGAAAATATTAATAATCGTGTTAAACAGCTTAATGAATGGCAAAGCACTCTTGTTGTAGATATCGAGCATTTAAATACTAATTCAAACAACTTTCAAGATGCTATTAATGTTATTTTAAATAGACAGAATGATATCAAAAAGAACATTGCTACATATCAAGAAAAAATAGATATTATTGAATCTGCTAAGTTTATTACATCTGAAGAAGGTGTAAAATCGTTTATTGTAAAAAAGATACTAGAAGTATTAAATCTTAGACTTGCTTTCTATCTTAAAAAGCTTGAAAGTAATAGTATGGTAAAGTTTAATGAATTCTTTGAAGAAACTATTACCAATGAACGTGGTGTAGAATGTAGTTACTTTAACTTCTCTGGCGCAGAGCGTAAAGCTATTGACCTTGCAATGATATTTACATTTCAGGATATTCGTAGAGCTCAAGCCAATGTATGGTTAAATCTATCTATATTCGATGAATTACTAGACTCATCATTAGACGAGAAGGGTATTGAATTGGTATTGGATATAATACGGGAAAGAGTTGAAAAATACCAAGAAGCAATATATATTATATCACACCGTAAAGAAAGTATGAAATATTGCACAAATGGAGAAATTATATACCTCGAAAAGAAAAACGGCTTAACTTTCCGGTCAACAACTTTTAATAATGAATAATCCTTACGTTCTCGGAGCACCTGCTTTGCCTTTTGGAGCACCAGTATTTGGTTCTCCTATTACACAAGCTCAATCAGAGCCGGCGCTCTCCCCTACACCTGCTGCACCCACAAATATGGCTATGAGCTTTGCAGCCGATCACGGTGGTTGTGGTTTTTGGCGTATTCATTGGCCAGAATCCCTAATTAATTCATCTGGTAAAGGTGTTATTACAAACTCTACAATAATGCTGCTTGACCCTCGTTATTATGCAGCTGCTAAATCCGTTAAGATACAACGTCAGGTTACAGAGCCTCAATTACAGTTTGTAAAGTTCTTAAGAGACGTTTCCAATAAAGGTAACAAATTTAAACTGTACTACGAAATCGATGATGTTATCTTTCCAGAGGATATTCCACTGTATAACAAGTCTCGTGCTGCTTTCGTAGATCCTATTATTGGTAAAACAGCTATAGAAATTATTAAACACTGTGATGCAATCACTTGCCCTACTAAGTTTATGGCAGATTACTATACAGCACGTACTGGTGTACCTTCTATAGTAGTTCCTAACTATATGCCAAAGTTCTGGATAGATCGTTTTTATAGTAAGAAAAAAATCACTGACAATTACGATCAAAACAAGAAACGCCCTCGTATTGGTTATGTTGGTAGCCCTACCCACTTGAATGTAGATAGAACTTTAGGTATTCAGGATGATATCGGACCGTTTTTACCTTTTATTCGTAAAACTGTAAAGCAATACAAATGGGTATTTATGGGTGGTGTACCGTATGAGTTATTCGACTTAGTTCAATCCGGAGATATTGAGTATACTCCGTGGAAAACACTGTATGAATATGCTTATGCATTTGATGCTTTAAATTTAAATGTAGCTATTGCACCTTTGCAGAACAATAAGTTTAATTTAGCAAAAGCACCTATTAAGTATCTTGAAGCTGGTGCATTAGGCGTTCCTTGTGTGTGCCAAAATATTGCACCTTATAATTCCGATCCAGTTGCTCCATTACTCTTTGATGAACCTGAAGAAGCAATGGAAATTATCAGAAAACTTTGCACTAACCGTCAGTATTACTTGAATGAATCGGATGCTGCACGTAAAGTTGCAACCAGGTATTGGTTGGAAGATCATATTGAAGAGCACGTAAAAGTTTACTTTCCTTCTTGATTAATTTACAATACGGTACATAATATGTTTTGTGTATCGTAACGTATATTATAACTCACGCGAATCTATAGCATACCTATTTACCTGGGATAAAAACGGTAATAGGACTGTTAAGAAAGAGATCTATAGTCCCTATTTTTATGTAGAGACTAATCAAGATAATCACGATGCTATATCTATCTTTAATACTAAGTTAAAGAAGAAAGTATTTAAGAATGCGTTTGAACGTAACAAATCTGCACAAGACGGTGCTATCAAACGTTTATATCATAACATTCAGGTAGAACAGCAGTTTCTTATTGAGAAGTATAAAGACGATTACGAAAAGCCTGAGTTTTCTGCTAACCCATTAAAGGTTTGTTTTCTTGATATCGAAGTTTATTCTCCAGATGAGTTTCCTGAAGCTAAGGATGCTAAGCACCCTATTAACCTTATAACGATATACGACAACTTATCTGAAACGTTTTATACCTGGGGCTGTAAACCCTATACCCCGTCTCGTAAAAACGTTGTATATACGGAATGCTCTAGTGAAGTAGATCTACTCAATAAGTTTTTAGAGTTTTGGGAGAACGATTACTACCCAGACATATTATCCGGGTGGAACACAGACTTTTTCGACTTTCCTTATACTATTAACCGTATTAATAACTTATTAGGTGAAAATGCAGCTAAACGCTTATCACCGTTAAAGAGTCTTTGGTGCCGTAAAGGTATCTTTGTTAAAGGTCAAGAGTTAGATCGTTGGTACATTCACGGTATATCAGCAATGGACTATCTTGAAGTTTATAAAGGCTTTGCACGTGGTCTGTTAGAATCATATGCACTAAACTTTGTTGCACAACACGAATTAGGTGAAGGTAAACTAGCTATCAATGCTACTAATTTAGCTTCTCTATCTGAAAACGATTGGAATAACTTTGTAGATTATAATATTCAAGACGTTGATCTACTTGTACGAATGGAAAAGAAACTACAGTTTTTTAAAATCATTCGTATGTTAGCTTATAAAGGTTTAACTAGCTTTGAAGCTGCTTTAGGTAAAGTATCCATTGTTACTGGTTGTGTTGCATTAGAAGCATACAAGCACGGTATGGTCATACCTACTTTCGTTTCGGGGCCCACTAGAGATGAAATTGAAGGTGGTTATGTTAGAGATCCAGAGCGTGGCTTAAAGACATCTATTGTTAGCTATGACGCTAACTCTCTATACCCTAACACTATCATTACTTTAAATATTTCACCAGAAACTAAACTGGGTAAGATTATTAAGAAGACTGATACTGATGTTACATTATTAATGGTTAGCGGTAAAGACTTTACTATTTCTCACGAAAAGTTTAATAAACTAGTCGAGATAGAAAAACTTTCTATATCTAAAGCTAACGTTTTGTATACTCAGAAAAAGAAAGGTGTTGTACCTTCGTTAATTGATAGTCTTTACAGTGAACGTGTAAGAAATAAGAATCAGTACATTGAATATAAGAAACAGCTAAGTAATCTAACTCCAGACACAGATGAACACAAAGCGTGTAAGTTTAATATGGAACGAGCTGACACCATACAGCACGTCATTAAGATTCTTCTTAATTCTATTTACGGTGTTTTTGCTAACAAGTTTAGTCCTATTTGCGATAGTGATCACGCCGGTAGTATTACTCTTACTGGCCAGTCAGTGGTTAAGCAGGCAGGTGTTATCCTTGATACATATGCTAAAGAAAGATACAATGTTAACGTTTCTCTTAATATATATGGTGACACTGACAGCACTCACATCACTATTCAACCAATTGTTGATAAGCTTAAGGTAAAGTTATTTGCTGACGGTAAAGTAACGCCAGAAGGTATAGATTTAATTGATAAAGAGATTGGTACATATTTAAATAGTGAAATTAAAAAGTGGTCTGCTTCTGAGTTTAAATCTGTTGATCCTCGTTACTTCTTTAAACGAGAATCGATTTGCGATGTAGGTGTTTATCTACAGAAGAAACGTTATATTATTCACGTATTAAACGATGAAGGTGCAAACGTTAATAAGTTTAAGTATGTTGGTGTTGAAATCGCTAGATCTACCACGCCGAAGAAAGCAAAAGAACTGATTAAGAAGGTTATTGAGAACTCTCTGCTAGGTCAGGATCAAATAAAGGCAAACAGTCTTTACAAAGAGGTTTATGATGCATTTAAAGTACTTAATGTAGATGAAATTGCAATCCGTGGCGGTCTTAGCGATTTAGAGAAATACGAAGTTAAGGCAGATGGATTTAAAATAGGCACAGGTACACCTAATCACGTTAAAGGTGCTATTTGGTATAATCAGTTATTGAAGCACTTACATTTAGAAACGAAGTATGAACGTATTACTTCTGGTGGTAAAGTAAAGAAGATTTATATTGCACCAAACAAGTATAACATTGATACTCTTTGCTACCCTTACAACTTTCCACCAGAATTTAACGATTTTCAAGTAGATTATATTGAAATGTTCAATACAATAATTAAACCGCCTATATTAGCTGTATATGAAGCTATTGGCTGGCGGTTACCAGATTTAACTAACGAAGTAACAACAGACCTATTTGAAATGTTCTCTTAATATGATTAAAATATCTCACGAATCGCCTTTGAGTATGCTTGAAATATCCCGTACGTATAACTGTTACGACTACGCTTTAACGCATTTGTTCGAAGAAATACCAAGTTATTACAAGTTCTTTGAAGATAGTGTAGCGATGGGTAGACACGTTTTATTAGATTGCTCAACATTCGAACTCGGCGAAGCTTTTGATCCTAAACGTTATGCATACTGGATACAGAAGCTTAACCCTACAGAATATATCATACCAGATGTATTAGAAGACTGCAACGGTACGATTGAATCTGCCAAGAAATGCTTATGGAGAGAATGGGACTTTGTTAACGATTCTAAAACTATTGGTGTAGTACAGGGTAAAACCTACGCAGAGCTAGTTAAATGTTATGTAACTTTAGATCAAGAGATAGATGTAGATAAGTTAGCTATTTCATTTGACTACTCTTATTATCTCAAACTATTCCCTCATCCTAACAAATGGGTATCTTATATGATGGGTAGAGTAATAACTTTAACTCAATTAATGAACGATGGTATTATTAATAAAGACAAACCTCACCATTTACTAGGTTGCGCACACCCTAGAGAGTTTAGTTTCTATCAAGGTCCTGAATATAACTGGATAGAAACACTAGACACCTCTTCTCCTATTGTACACGGTATTAAAAGAGTGAGATATTCTCACGCAATAGGTAACTGGAAGAAAGAATCTACCAAACTTGTAGACCTTTTAGATGTAGTACCAGATGAAATACAAGAGAGAATTATTGCAAATAATTTAATTGAGTTTAGAAATTACGTTAATGGATGACAACATTAGAAGCCATAACCAACTCTGTATATGCTAATTATCCCCACCTCCTGGCAGATTCTGTTTTTATTAGGGATTATTATTTTTGGGATTGTATTCGTAATCAAGAACTCCCGGTAAGAGAATTATCCGACGTCAAACCTTATCTAATAAAACACGGTATTGTTGACTTTACGCTTGTAATTTTCTTTAGTGATAATACAATAGGGTATCGTCTAAAAATATGAAACGTACCTTAATATGGAAAACATTCTTCTCTCAGAGCGGGTCTGAGATATATGAGATATCTAAAAATATCGGTAGGTTTCCGGATGCAATCATAACTAACAAAAGTTTTGAAGAAATGGATAAAATTAATCCTGATCTTCTAGAGAGATGTTTTGATCGTTTTATATTCTTACCTAAGAAACCAACCGTAGAAGAATATAAAGAAGCTATAAGAAACGCTGATATAATTACACTTCACGGTTATCTTCGTATATTACCACCACAGATCTGCGGTAGATTCAGGATATACAATGGACATCCGGGTCTTATAACTAAGTTTCCTGAACTAAAGGGTAAAGACCCGCAAGCTAAAGTGTGGTATAAGCATTTCGAAAAGCCATATAAGCTACACGGACACGTTATTCACGAAGTAATACCGGAAGTAGATGCAGGTAAAGTAGTGTCAGAGAAAGAGTTTTATAGTGAAAGTATCTACAAAGAATTTAATAGTTTAAATGACTATATTGTAAGATTGCATAAACTAGCTATTGAAAATTGGGTTGGCTTTATGCGTAAAAGCCTATTAAATAATAAACTATGAGAACAAACTATAAGGCTGCTATTTGCGGTGCTCATTCACAAGGTAAAACTACTTTAGTAAAAGCTCTAAAGAATGAATCGTTTTTAGATGATAATCATTTTTCTTTTAGAACTAACTTAACTAGAGGTCTTAAAGACTTAAATGTACCTATCAATGAAGGTGGTACTTCTTTAACTCAATACTTGGTAATGGCTAGACATTTAGAGTATGGTTTAACTCCAGGTAACTGGATCTTAGATAGAGGTGCTTTAGATGGTATTGCATATACTACTTATTTTTATGAAAAAGGACAGGTTAATAAGGATGTATATCAAGCAGCTTTATCAGTTTACGAAGAACTATTAAAGGTATACGATAAGATTTTTTATGTTGTACCCGAACTTGATATCAAAGATGATGGAGAGAGAAGTACAGGTAAAGAGTTTTTTGACGGAGTTGTAAAACAGTTTGATTTTTACTTAAAGCATTTTTCAATGCCTACTGATAAACTTGTTTATGTATCAGGTACAGTAGAAGAAAGAACTAATAAAGTAATTACAGAGATAAAGAAAGATTTCACCAATGAGCTATAATACTAATAATATTGACAAAGTACTTGGTCAGAGAGTTGACTCTCCTACCACTTACACACCAGAGATTTTGGTGCGTGAAGAGCGCCAACGTAACCGTACCCATCTTGATCTTAAGAACGGTTTCTTACCTTTCGTAGGTTACGACATTTGGAACGGTTATGAATGTAGTGCATTAACAGATAACGGTTTACCCGTTACTTGTGTTGCTAAAGTAGTTTATTCTGCTGAAAACGATTTCATTGTAGAGTCTAAGTCAATGAAGCTATACTGGAACTCATTTAATATGCAGAAAATGGGTAAGAACACTAAAGAAGTACTTAAGAACATTAAACAAACAGCTTCTAAAGACTTATCTTTATTATTAGAGACTGATGTTAAGGTAGAGCTATTCCCTCAAGTGTTAGACAGTGAAAATGAAAGCTGGCGTACAGCCTGGGAGCAAGATTACAGTGAAGTAGCTTGGCCTGTATTAGAAAAGACTAAAGGAGCAGAAAAGATTAAGTTTACTGTATTTAATGAAGATGCAAAGCTATTACAGGTAAACGATCAAATTACTGATGTATCGTACCGCTGTATGAGTACATTGTTACGTTCTAACTGTAAGATTACAAAGCAACCAGATTCAGGTGATATTTTCATTTACTATAAAGGATCTAAAGCTGTTACGGAAAAGTCTTTATTAGAATGGATCGTATCATTCCGTAATGAATGTCACTTCCACGAAGAAATATGTGAAGCTGCTTATAAACGTCTTTGGGACTTATTAGAACCAGATGAACTATTAGTAACTTGTTTCTACGCTCGTCGTGGCGGTTGGGATATTGTACCGACTCGTGCTTCAAGCAAGAAACTCTTAGATAAGAACCTTATTAATGCAAAACATCCTTATTTTAAGTTTCCTCGTCAATAACCTTGATTAAAACAAAAACTATATTAATATAACTATATGAACTCAGACCTAATTGTATTCTTAGATAATATTCAACGCACTATTGTTGCCACGCTTGTAAAGCAAGATGATGCAACAATTACTGTAACTAAGCCAGTAATCTTAAATGTATCTCCAACACAAGACAAGAAATTACAGGTACAGTTATATCCGTTGTTTTTCAGAGAATTTGCTGCTGATCGTGATGTATTTCCTAACTGGACATATGCGAAATCTGCTATTGTATTAAGTGATGCTCAGGTTGAACCTAACCTCCTTTCACAATACACTCAAATGTTCCAGGCAAACAATATATCTGCACCTACACCAGATTCTAACGCACCGGTAGTTAAGCTATTTGACGAATAATCTATATGGCACGTAAACCACGTACAGATGATAATAATGACGAAACAAAAGCTTCGTCAATGAAAGACATTTTTGAGGCAGTAGACGCACTGAATGCAGATGCGTCTCTGCTTTCAGATGACAATTCATTATCTATAGTAAACGACTGGATTGACACAGGTTCTTATGCGCTTAATGCTATATTTTCTGGATCTTTATATAAAGGTATTCCTGTTGGTAGGGTTACTGGTTTCTCCGGTCCTTCCGGTGCAGGCAAGACGCTCATTGTTAATAAGATCATTGCTAATGCACAAAAGAAGGGTTATTTCGCTGCTGTATGGGATACAGAGGCAGCTGTGGACAAACAGTCTGCTGAGGGCGTTGGTATTGACCCTAAGCGTCTAAAGTACTATCCAGTAGAAACAGTAGAAGATTGCCGTAACCAAATTGCTACATTCTTAGATAAGATTATTGCAGCTAATGATCCTAATTTAAAGGTTATTATTGCTATTGATAGTCTTGGTAACTTAGCGAGTGCTAAAGAATTACGCGACGTGACTGAAGGTAAGGATGCAGCAGATATGGGCACTAAGGCTAAAGCTATGAAGTCTATGATGCGTGCACTCACGTTCAAAGCAGCTAAAGCTCGTGTGCCTATTCTGTTTACTAATCATATTTATGATAACCCAACTTCATTATATCCTGAACTGGTTAAGCGCCAGTCCGGTGGTAGTGGCCCTATTTATCTTGCTTCTTTGCTGGTTCAGCTTGCAACTCGAAACGAAAAAATCGACAAAAACGAAGGAGAAGAATCGATCGCAGTAGCACATAACGTTAGCGGTGTTACATTGTCAGCAATGACAGTCAAGAACCGCTTTGTACCTGCTTTCTTAAAAGCGGAACTGTACAATAACTTTCGTACTGGTTTAAGCCGGTATGCTGGTTTAGCGGATATGGCTGTAGCGTTTGGTGTCATTACACAAACCGGTTCTACTTTCCAGTTAAATGGTGAGAAGATTGGTTATAGAAAGACTTGGGAAAACGATACTAAGTTTTGGGACGATAAGGTACTACCGTTACTCGAACAGACTCTTAAAGAGAAGGTCGGGTACGGGTCAAGTAACCCGGTTATAGACGAAGCTGAAGAGCTTACAAAAGAATAAAAAGAAAGGCTAAGGGAAACCTTAGCCTTTTTTATTTTATAATATATAATTAAGTTATGAAGAAAAATAATCTTCTAGTTAATAGCGATTTCTTTGAAAACATTGTAGCCTGTCAATGTTTAACTAATGCTTATTACACCTCTCTGGTGTTAGAGCATTTAACACCAGATGCATTTAAGAATCCTGGTAATAGGCTAGTTATAAATATAATTAAAGACTTCTATAGTAAGCGTAGAGTACTGCCTACTATTACTGAGATTAAAACATATCTTAGTAAAGAAGAAGATATAAAACTATTCAAAGATACTGTAACTACGTATAAGCAGTATGATAATAACCTCAATATGGAGGAACTTATTGCTAATACTGAACAATTTTTTAAGGAAAAAGCTGTATACAATACTGTATTAAAAATTGTAGATGATGTCTCAAAAGAGAAAGCAGATTATCCTAAGTTTTTATCTTGGTTTGAAAAAGCTTGTAACATATCTCTAGTAAGTGATATTGGTTTAGACTTTTTCGGTGACTATGAAAAAATTATTGTAGAGTTAGGCACTAAGAATGAAACTATACCCACTGGTTGGGGCTTTATTGACGACAAGATTGGTGGTGGTTTAATGAAAAACGGTAGAGCACTTTATTTGTTTTTGGGTCCAACTAATGTGGGTAAGTCTATCTTTCTAGGTAATGTGGCTGCTAATATAGCTAATAGAGGTTTAACAACTGTTCTTATATCTCTTGAAATGCCTGAAATGATGTACGCTAAACGTATTAGTAGTCACCTTTCTAAAATCCCTATCAACAATATTCAAAATCAAATTACATCTTTAGATACATATTTTAAGGGAGTTACAGACAGTCATAAGCGTAAGCTAATAATTAAGGAATTCCCACCGAAATCCATTACTGTAGCAGGTATTAAGGCTTATCTTGAGTCTTTAGTAAAGGCTGGGATAAAACCGGATATACTCGTTATAGACTATCTTGGACTAATAAAGGCGTCTCAAGGTGATAACTCTTACGAGCAAGGTAAAGTAGCTGCAGAAGAATTAAGAGCATTATCATACTTTTTTAATATGCCTGTTGTTAGTGCTATTCAAACTAACCGGGAAGGTATGGAGAAACCAAGCCTAGATACTGTATCAGAATCATTAGGTGTGGCTTTTACTGCAGACGTTGTGTGGGCTATATATCAAGAAGAAGGAGACCAAGATCTTGGTATTATTAAGGTATCCGGTGTAAAGAATCGTTTAGGTCCTAAGCACGGTGCTACTGCAATGCGTATTGACTATACCACGCTTTCTTTAACTGAAGAGAAAGGTTATATAGGGCTGACAGGTAACAAATCCGGTGGTGGTTTAGATGCTGTTATGGATATAGAAAATAAGCTGGAAAATATAAGCCGACCGGTTAAATAGATAATAGTGAGCTTTAACAAGATATACGTTTTTACCGATTTTGATTTAGACGGAGTTGCCTCGTTAACAATGTTACATTGGGCACTTGGTGCTAAACCAGGCCAGATTGCTTTTAAAACAACTACTGTATCGAATTTTCGTAGAGAGTTTTTAACCTGGTTAGATCAAAACAATATTAATGATTTTGACAAAATCTATATTTTAGACTTAGACATTTCTAAGCACGCAGATTTAGTTGACAGAAAAAATATAGAAATTATAGACCATCATCTTACTCACGTTAAAGCTTTAAATGTTTATAAAAACGCTAAAGTAACTGTTGTAGAAACAACAAGCTGTGCAAAATTAATTTACAATACGTATAAAGATAAAGTTAAACTAAAATCAGAGCAAAAGTATTTTATTGCCTTAGCAGATGATTACGATTGCTATCAGTTTAAACTACCAGAATCATACGAACTGAACTGTCTTTACACCAATACTCAAAAAACCTCTACAAAAGCCCGAGCTGAATTATTTTTAGAGAAGTACTTTGATGGTTTTATACCATTTAACAGGCAAGAAAAAGCCATAATAAAAGAATTCGTAGACCGTAAAAATAAAGCTATATCTGATTTGCAATTATTTGCAGGTAAAGTATCAGTAGCAGGAAAAGAGCGTGTAGTGTATGGCACTCACGGTAATAAATTTGTTAACGAAATTTGCGATCATATGTTAAACACCCACCCAGCTGACATTGTATTTTTTGTCAATGCAGATAACTCACACGTATCGTTCCGCAAAAATAAGAAATGTGAAGTAGACTTATCAAAGTTAGCTGCAAAATTATGTGATGGGGGAGGTCACGAATACGCAGCGGGTGGAAAAGTTACAGAAGCTTTTATGAATTTCACCAAACTACTCACGCCTGTTGCGTAATATGTCTGGTATAGTAGGAGCATTACAAGAAGCAGTTCTAGAAAACCCTCTAAGCCAAGTGGCTAGAGATGAGCTTGAAATTGAGCTTATTAAGTTCGGTTCATTTTGTTCGGTTATATATAATAAGAAACTTAATAACGTTACCATATTTTCACTAATAGTCAAAAATAAATTGTATCGTAAGATTTTTATGGAATTAACTGATACTGATAGTGAAAGAGAAGCAATACTACTATTTCTCAAGTACAATTCCAATCTTTGCCGTAGCAAAGTAGTGAGAAAGATATTAAAATCATAGCTCTTAATGAGCGTTGAACAAGTTTACAATACATATTTAAGCGTATCTAGAGGGCATATGAACAAGCCCTGGAAAGCGCGTAAGGATTTCGAAGGGTTTGATAAAACCCCAGATGGAATACTTTGCTTACGATTGGATATGTTCTTTAAACGCTTTCCACAAATTAATATTAAAGATTTTTTATTAGCACCATATGTCATCTACAAAGACGAAGAACACTTCCCGCTCAACTTCTACCTCACGCAAAAAGCCATTGCCTGTTATTCTCTCTTACAAAAACAGAGACAAGAAGAATTACCCGATACTGATGGCCACATTAAACATATTCTTGCATCCTTAAAGCACATTGCCACAATTTGTGTCAATGAAAATCTAACTCTAAAGCAGTATCAAAACGCTAAAGCTGGATATACCTGGAGATGCTTAGAGGATTACAATAATAAAAATGTAAACCTGTATGTGCTTCTTGCCTTGCCTTGCTTTGACACTATATTTGATAGCTTACAAATACAAGATAAAGAACTCTATTTAAAGAACATTTACACAGATATAACCAAGTTTAAAATGCGATTAAACAATTCTTCCAAGGCTAAAAAAATTATTACGGAAGGATTAAAGAGAATTAATAATATTTCGCTTGATAAAAAATAATAACATACTAATATAACATATCATATAAAATTATGAAACCTTATAACTCAAATATGTTCGAAAGCATTAAAAGTGCTCTAGACAAAGCAAAGACAAAAACCGGTGGTAGTTCAGCTTATCGTAATCTGCTACAACTAGAACCAGGCGAGAAACCTTACACAGTAAGATTATTACCTAATATTAAGAACCCTGAAGAGACAATCTTACATTACTTTCATCACGGTTGGAATAGTATTGATACTGGTCAGTATGCTAGTATCACCTCTCCTTCTACCTGGGGTGATCGTTGTCCTGTGAGTGAATTGTACTTTAAGGTACTTCGCGATGGTACAGATGCAGAGAAAGAACGTGCTAAGGCTAACTTACGCCGCAAAGAAAACTGGTTAGTAAACGTTTACGTTGTAAACGATCCTAAAAAGCCAGAAAACAACGGTACTATTAAAGTACTTCGTTACGGTAAACAATTAGACAAGATTATTCAGTCTGCTATTAACGGTGACGATTCAGATGAGTTCGGTGCTAAGATCTTTGATCTAAGTGACGAAGGATGTAACTTACGTATTAAAGTAGAGTTAGTATCTGATAAGCCAGGTGCACCTAAGTACCCAACTTATACAGCTTCTAAGTTCTTAAATCCATCTGCTATTGAAGGCCTAGATGAAAGTAAGATTCAAGAGACCTATAACAATATCTATGATCTTAATACTTTCGTAGAACGTAAGTCTAGCGAAGAAATCAAAGCTTTTATTGACCAACACTATTACGGTAATGCTGAAGCTGCTCCTGTTGCAGCGCCTGTAGTAGAAGAGGAAGAAGATGTTCCATATACTACACCAGTAAAAGCAACTCCACAAGCAGCTGCTCTTAAAAAGGTAGATGTTGTAGAATCTAATGATAGCAAGGTTTTAGATATTCTTAACGGTTTAGATAATCTATAATGGCTAACCCTCCACAACCTCAGCAGAACAGACCTCTCAACGAGGCTGAGCTTCAAAGACTAGCTGTCTCTACTAGCCAAATCGGTAACGAAGAGCTAATAGCTGCAGCTATGTTCGGTAAGATCTTACAAAACGATCTTAACGATATTAAGAAGCAGTCAGCTGGGGTAGGTGGTGGGTTAAAGGTTAGTGATGTAGATATGAGTAAGGTTATGCCTTCTCATATTTTACCCGCTATGGGTATTAAACCTCAGCAATTTCAACAGCCTGTACAACAACCATTACCAGCACCAGATACTCAATGGATACCCGCTCAACCAGTTACAAATGGGTATAACTCTGCAGCTGTTTTACCACCTACTGATCCTAATCAAATGGAGTTTGATTTAAATAAGCAAACTCGTTATGAAGATATCATAAATGCTATTGATAAATTAGAGAATAAGGTTAACATATTGACCGATAAAGTGAATCAGTTAATCGACTCTAATAATAAAAAAAAACCGAAGATAACAAATGGAACTCAAGCTGGTTAAGAAAGATTTTGCCGATAACTTTTTAAGTGTTATAGGTAAAGCTGTAGATATCGTATCTATTAAGCTCAATAAGGATGGCTTATATGCTGTCTGTAATAAGCCTGATACAAGTATTATTCTATTAGCAAAGTATAGTAAAGTATTCAATGTAGATCAAGAAATCACTCTTAATATTGGTGATGTCAAGAAGCTACTAAGAGTTATTGACTGTATAGATGAAGACGAGCTTGTATTTAAGATCGAATCTAATCATTTGTATTATAAAACTAGCAAATTACAGTTTAAGTATCACTTCTTAGATGATTCTGTAGTGCCTAAGGTTACTCTTAAGAAAGACAAGATAGAAGCACTTACAAATGATACTTTCTTTGATGTTAATACCAAGAAACTACAGGAAATATTAAAAGCTAGTTCATTTACTACTGATACCAATAAGATTTATCTTTATGGTCAAACCGATGGCGTATATTGTGAGCTAGGAGATAAAGAAAAGAGCAATACAGATAATATTAGCCTTAAAGTAGCCGATAATGTAGAAGGCCAACCATTTAATCAAGTAATACCATTTAATCTCGATATATTTCGTATCTTAACTGGTGTTAAATTTGAAACAGCTAGAGTAGGTATCAACTTAAAGTTCAAAGTAATGTCTTTCTACGTTAAGCCGACTGAAGAGACTGATTTTACTTTTGTAATCTCAGGACTAGTTAAATAATGGCCAATAAAATAACAACACAAAGCTATTTTATTAAAAGACTTAAAGACTCAGGCTATGTAGTCTATAAGTTATTCGATGAATACAGTGAAGCAGATCCTCGTAGCTGGACTGTATTAATTGATCCGGGTAACGCATCTGTAATGTGTACCTGTTACGTAAACCACAAGGAACTTTTTAATGAAACCTTTTTTGAACTATATGATGGCGGTCAATTTATACCTGAAAAGTTTAAGTTGAAAACCGACTCAATTGAGGTTATAATAAGCTATTTAGTGAAATATGGAATCAACAACAAATCAGAGTTATACCACGGGCGAAAGATTTAAGTCTGTGAAATCATTTAATATGTTAAACGAAATTAAACACCCAACCCTTCCTACTGCCAATAGTAGTATGATTACTACAGAAGAAGATAGGAAAGCAATTATCGATAAGGCAACTGAGGCGTATTCAACCTTTTTAGATGCTCTACGCATTGACTGGCGTAATGACGTCAATAGTGCTGATACACCACGTCGTGTAGCTAAGGCATATGTATGTGATCTTATTAAAGGCTGTTATGAAGGCCCACCAAAGATTACTACATTCCCATCAGACGGTTATGATGGTATTGTTAGTCAAATGAACATACCTGTAGTGTCTATGTGCTCTCATCACCATTTAGCTTTTACTGGTGTTGCTCACGTAGCTTATTTACCAGATAAAAACGGTCAAGTTATTGGTCTATCTAAGCTTAATCGTATTGTAGAGCATTACGCTCGCCGCCCTCAAATTCAAGAAGGCTTAACTGTTCAGATACATAAAGCAATTGATCAACTCTGTACCGGTAATCAAGGTGTAGCGGTTATTCTTAAATGCGCTCATACCTGTGCTTGCCATCGTGGTGTAAAGCATCACGGTTGTGCGATGATCACTTCTAAGTTATCCGGGGATTTTATGAACGAACCACAAACTCGTAAAGAATTTTATGACTTTGTAGCTTCCGCGGAGCGAGATACTAAATAATATTAATGGCCGCTAAAAAACCAACTAAAGGTAGTAAGGCTCAGACGAAGAAAAAGGAAACAACTCCTGAGCAACCTAAGCCTGTCCTTACACCTCCGGTACCGGTTCAAACAGCTGAAATGTCTCAAGCTGAGCAAGCTAATATTCAACAAATGATACAGCTTGCCAAGCTAGAGTTTATGAAGACAGTAAAAAATAACATTGTAAACGAAAAGCGCCGAGAAATTGATAGTCTCGATATGCAGATTAAAGAGTTTCTTGGACCATATATGCTTATTGGATACGATCTTAATAACCAACCAGTCGAAATAGTTTCAGCTAGCGATCCAGCTTCTCACGATGCCTTATTAGAACGGTTCCGCAGAGTAATGTTTAAAATAAATCAAAACATAATGCAAAGTAACGGAGCTGATCCATATGGGTTTAAAGACGAGCCTGAAGAAAATTAAAGACTTCTTTTTTCCTAAAGAAAGAAGCATATATGTAGTATTGAATGGAGTTTATAAGGGTGAATGGTTAGTACCTGTATCCTATATTCCTGACCATACTGTATTTTTTAGCTTGCCTGACCGACACATAAGGACTATACCTAATAAAGATGTACAATTCGGTTTACAAAATAAAATACTAGAAATAGCTGATATTTTACCGAAAAAAGTATACAACAATTGCTTAGAAGAATATAAACTTAAATTAAAACAAGATGACAACGCTCTTGATAGACGGCAACAACACCCTACACAGGGCGTATTGGATCGCAAACAACGTAGGCAGACCTCTAGTAAACTCGAAAGGGATTAATACAGGCAGTATTTTTGCATTTCTTAAAACCATTAAATCTAATGCAGCTCAATTTAACGCTGACCGGATTTATATTGCTTGGGATAAGAAACTAGGTAATAAAGAAAACTTTCGTAAAACTCTTACGGAAGGCTCTTATAAAGGTAATAGAGATCAGGAACGTAATAAGGCTGTTTACGGGGAAGCTGATGCTATTGTTGAAATTACAACCACACTCGGCATAAGGAACATATTTCCTGGCAATTTAGAAGCAGATGATGTTATTAGCTGGTTAAGCAAAGAGATACCCGATAAAAAAATCATTATCAGTGTTGATAACGACTTTGCACAATTGGTTAACGCGGATACTTCTTTCTATAACCCAATTAAAAAACTTTTAGTTAATGTTGATAACTTTGAAGAACATTACGGTTTATCCCCAAAAGAATTCGTTATCTATAAATGTATAGCTGGTGATAAATCCGATAACGTACAAGGTATTGAAGGGGTGGGTAAAGTTAGGGGTAAAAAGCTAGCTAAACAATGGGTAGCTAAAGAACCAAAAGCAAAAGAACTATGCGATAGCATAATACAAACAAACTTACCTTTAGTTGACCTAGCCCACGGTTTATCTACATATCCAGAAGAGGTTCGGTTATACCTCGAACAACTTAAAGTACTGTTAGAATCTAAAGCAGACTTTACTGGTTTTGAAGAGAAATGTAAAGAACTTGAGTTTAATAGTATTCTAGACAAGCTAGATGACTGGAAGAAAACCTTTAATAAGCAAGCAAATAACCAGGCTTTAGTTGATTTCTGTAAGCTATTTGGATAAGTATTCGTCTATGAACGAACAAGTAGCTATGCGCCAGGAGAGATGTCACATTTGCGGTCAAGCTGGTGTACAGCCCCGGGCAGTTAAAGTCATTAGAGGTGACAAATTAGTAACAGAAGCTCATTGGATTTGTCCAAATTGTACTGGTAGATTTAAGGTCGGGGTAGTAAGTATTGAGAACCGTGAGCAAAAGAAAAACTAATAAACTCTTAAGCGAAGCTGAATACTATACAGGTGTTGCGCAATCCCCTCGTACACCAGAGACAATGTCTGCTACTGAATATAGTAGCGACAATACGCCTACATTAGAGAAATTAGCAGATCTTAAAAATAACGGTCAGGGCGGGGTAAACCCAGAGGCATTACCATATCCGTTACAGGATGCTGTTGTGCAATTAGCAAATTTATATTTGCAGACTTTAGATTTAAAGAACAAAGCTGCAACCGCTTCTACAATGCCTCTATTTAAGGGCAAAGATAAAGAATTGAAAAAGTTTAGAGCTAAGTTAGCTGGCATAATGATTGCTTACAAAGAATTAGCCGGTAATTTAAACGACTTTACTCTTGCACCTAAGTAAAAAAGTTACTCTAATACGAGTAACTTATGAGAAACACATTATTGACGTTATTGGCGTCTGTACTAAAAGCCGCTGCAGTTAGCGGTATTTTTGCAGGCATAGCTTATCTATCCGGACACGGCCCGTTGCTGTGGTTTGTGGTTACATTTGTAGCCCAGTTTGTCGTGTTTTATTTGTACGGGGTTTATTTAGATTACCGTGCTGCTAGAGATACACGTGCTTTAGCATTAAAAGAGCTTGAAATTCTCTCTAAAATCACTTTCAATGTACCTTGTGCTGCCTGTAAACAAGTTAATGAGGTAGTAGTAAATGCAAGAGAAGACACTACATTTGAGTGTCAATTTTGTAAAGCTAAAAATGCAGTATATGTGAATGTTGAATCAGCTGTTATTACTAACCCAATTACTACAAATAATCTAAACTAATATGGAAGATATCATTATTAACGTACCAGACTCTACCAACCGTAATATTACTACATATGAATTTGCTCGATGGGCAGCTTTAATGGAAGCTGTAGATCTTATAGCAGAAAAATGTGAAGATAAAAAAATAGATTTCAATAGTAATCAGGCTATGAAATATATTAAACCGCTAGATATTCAAGATTATGTAGATAACCGTACAGATACTTTGCTAATGAAAATACAAACTGCTCGTGGTATTGAAAAAACACTTAGTAATATTAGAAACCTACAAATGGAAAATAAGCTACGTAAACTAAACATTAAATAATATGTACTATATAGAAGAAGATGACGACGAAATTATGGTGCACGAAGCTAATGGTGCACCGTATTTTGAAATATTTGTAAACGGTAAGACCGGTTGCAATCTATCAGGAAACATACTATCTGTTTCTTTTGAGGATGGACATACTGAAGTGTATGATGTAAATAGTCGTTGTAGAATACGATGAATGGTTACATTATAATGGATACTTCTGTAAAACGGATGAACGCTAGAACACCTCTAGAAGAGGGATTGTTTTTTGCTGGTTTTTTAGATCAAAATAAAGAAGACTGGCGAAAAGCTTTTACTGAATCTAAGGTGTATCCTAGCGCTGAAGCGGCTGTAGCGGTTGCAAGACAGCTTAAAGCAACGCTACCATCTCATTCACCCAAAGTATTCTTTATACAGCAGAATGGACCTAACTATAATATTGGAGATATTAACTACCAGTAGTAATTAATAGTATGATTATTATACTGACAAATACAAGCCCAGCTTTTAAAGGTCTTCCTGTATTATTAAATACAGATTTTATTGTTAGTGTGCACCGTGGTTTTGTTAGTAGAGATGATGAACAAAAGACTGTAGAAGAAGTTACATACGTTTTTTGCCCACCACACGGTAACTGGGAAGTACAAGAATCCGTAGAAGATATTATAGCTCAAATTCGCGGTAACACTAAGACGAAATAATATAAAGTTAAACAACTTAAATGAACGTATCAGATAAAGTAAAATGTGTATGGTGGGCTCCACAACGTAATGCCACTCGTGCAGTTGCTGCTGTAATAGTAAAAAAATACAAATTTTATGTAGTAAAACCATCTAAACAAACCAGAGCACGAACCTTTAACCCGTTAGTGCCTTTAGCTCCTCCCGAATATAAATACTCTCACATTATAGATATACCTAAAGATAAAGAAGATTATTTTCTAATTTTAAATGTACGTAACCCGTATTCGAGAGTGATTTCTTTTTGGCGCAATCGCTCTAAAGCTACATTATTAAAATGGTTAACAGAACCAATTAAAGAATACGGGGATTTACCAGCAGGGGTAATGGTGGACGATTATTCAGCAGGTTTAGACATAAAAAAACCAGATTTGCTTATTAGGTACGAACATTTAAAGGAGGACGTATTAAAAATACCGTTTATCGATATAAATGATGATTTTGTTAAAAAACAATACGAGGAAAATATAATTAATAATCCTTTTGATGGTGTTGAAAGTAGAAACTTTACAAAAGGCCAGCTAGAAGAAATGATGAGAAGTACTGCTAAAGAAATGGGTAAAGAAATACCCAAAGATATGGAAAAAACTATAATAACAAGAGATGTGGTAGTACCCTGGCAATCGTTCTATACAGAAGAAACAGCCAATTTAGTATATGAAAACTGTAAACGTCAGTTTGTTGAGTTTGGTTATGATAAAGATAGCTGGAAAGTATGATTCATATTGTTACTGCTTATACCAGAACACCAGAATTTCTTGATAGAATATATGAATCTATTAAGTCTTTAAATGTAAATTATCATTGGTATATTGTTACCCCCAACCCGGATCTAGACTTTACAAAGTATCAGAATACAACTAAAATAGTTAAACCGGATAGTATGCCTATGCATACCGGTGTTAACTATTATTATGATGTCATTCCTGATACAGGTCAATGGGTATACATATTAGATGATGATAATTTAATTCATCCTAACTTTCCTATTGTTAACAACTACATTCATTCCCTTAATTGTGATATGGTAGTGCTTGGTCAACAGCTTGACAGTACTAATACTAGATATATCTTTAACCCAGAAGGTATTAATATACAAAAGATTGATAACGGTCAATTCCTGTTACGTAGAACTGCTGTGGGTAAATTGAGGTACTGGCCTATCTATAGAGGTGATGGGTATTTTGCTACTGAAATGAGAATAGTAACAATAGAAAACGGTAGAGAAGTTATGATACTACCTATTATTGCGTCGTATTATAACGCACAACACTGGCTTAAATCTTAAGACTGTTTGGTTTTGTAGCGCGAATATAAACCTCGCCCCAAACTTCTAGCTCACCCATAAGAGCCTGAAACTCTTTTTGAGATAATTTATCTAAATCTGCTAATTTAGCATAAACTTTTTCTGCCATTTTTTTGTAATGAGCATTAGCTTTATCACAATCCTTATCAGACGCTTTTTCCATTTTTTCACACTCTGCATAAGGTTTAGCTTTAGCTGCAAAGTGAATAGCTGTTAAAGTAGCAAAACCACCCTTTTCTTTTGAACTATGAGCGATTTTAGCAGCACCAGCAGCTCTTTTAGCTAAGAACTGTTCAAGTGCTTCTTCTGTTTCTGGTTCAGGCTGAACACGTTTTTCCATTATCAATTGATACTGTTCTGCCAACACTTTTAAGTTGCTATTCATAGTAAATATATTATATTACTTATTGTTATTTGACACTTTTTAATGGGCCTGTACCAGATTCGACTCTGTGGCAGATGTATTAGAAGCAAGCAGGATTAGTAAATCCTTTATAAATTACTACAAAAACAAACGGCATTATCAATAGCCTCAAGAACGCAGTCGCTTCTGTAATGGATTCATTCAATACAAGCGAAAGCTTCGCACTCGCTGCTTAATCAGCGATCGGTTGTAGTATAGATTCTCGCTATATATTATAACTGTCATTCAGCGAGACTGACTATTCAATGGTAGTAGAATAGCAGGAACACTACCAAACAACCTGTATATCAGCACTATGGATATACATTTTATTAATAGTGCTAAGCTTGTAGAAACTGATAAGAACGTTACGGAACACCCGGGGGCAGTACCCGGCAGGTCCACCATTTTACGGCTGTTAAGGTGACGTTATAGGGATCAAGGATGTGAGCTTTTTTCACCTTTCTGCTCACGGTATCAACGAATTGGCACTCGAGCTTGCAACCTATAGCCGTTACAATTTATTGCCTTTTTATAAACTTATAGTATAATATCTTATATGAAACGAATTATTGTGGTTGGTGGAGGAACAGCTGGCATTATGGCGGCCGCGCTAGCTAATACTCATTACGGTGCAGCTGCAGAGATTGTTCTGATCTTTGATCATAGCAAACCCAGTATTGGTGTAGGAGAAAGCTTAACACCTAAAATACATCAATTTTTAAGAGAAGTGGGTATTACAACTATTGAATTAATTAAACATTGTAATGCTACTATAAAACTTGGTATAAAATTTAAAAATTGGCTGAACAACGGTAAGCATCACTGGCATTCGTTTAATCACTTAGACGTAGCATCTAGAGTTGCTCCTACTTATGAAAATTTAGCTGCAGCATATGATATTATTAACGATCGATATGACTTAGATGTTATGTATTCTCCTTGGTATATGGAGAACAATATGTTACCTGACATTAATACTCAAGCATTTGCATTACACTTTGATGTTCTTGCTTTTAATAATTATGTTCTAGAAAAAGCAAAAACTAAAATTAAAATACTAGATGATAAAGTATTGAATATAATTGTTAATGCAGATAAAATTACCAATCTAGTTTTAGAAAAAAACGGTAATTTATCTGCAGATCTTTATATTGATGCGACTGGCTTAGATTCTGTATTAATGAAAAAACTACCTAATAGGTGGATAAACAAAAGCAACGAATTGCCTGTAAATAGATTTATACCTAGCCCCTTACCATTAAATGGTATAGATAAAAATTTACCCTGTTATAGCGTTGCAGAAGCTACTACACACGGCTGGGCACTGCAGGTACCTTTGCAGACTAGATATGGTACTGGGTATGTTTATTCATCTCATTTTGCAACAGATGAAGAAGCGTTTGAAGATTTTACAAAACTTACGCAAAAAAATTATAACAGATTACCCACTAATAAAGATAAAATTATAAAATTTGAAAGTGGTTATTGGGAAAAACAATGGGTCGGTAATTGCGTCGTAGTAGGTTTAGCAAGCAGTTTTGCTGAACCCTTAGAAGCTACTAATATACATCATACAATAACTCAATTATTTGCACTTTATAGAATATACAATTTTCAATTATTAGAGTTTGAACGCAGCAAATACAATCGAGAGCAAAACGATGTAATAGAAAATATATACCTTTATATAAGATTTTGTTATACCACTGGTAGAACAGATTCAAAGTTTTGGGAGTATATGACCAACACCACACCTCAAAAAGTAAAAGACTTAGAAGAAAAGCTTAGCTGCTCTTACACTACAAAATATAATTTTCCTGAAGAAGTAATGTTTACATATACTAATTTTACACCAATATCCTACGGGTTAGGTAAATTTAATAAACAAGCAATTAAAGATATTTTAATTTTAAGAAATAGGTATGATGAAGCCCGGGCACTATCTGAACAATTAGCGCAACTTAAAGAAGCTGCACGTAAACAATATACTGTAAGGCATAGCAAATTTTTAAGCAGTGTTTTAGATGGTAGTGTAAAGATTACTACCCCTGGTAATCTGTGTCCGGTGTCGTAAAAATAAATTACCCATAAATTTGGATTTCTTAGATAAATCTAATGCTGAGCATAATTATATATAATTATGAGTGTAAAAATATGTGTATTAGGTGCCGGTACAGCAAGTTCTATTGCTTTATTAGACTTATACAGCCATCTTAACGTTCTAAAAAAACGCAAAAGCCTGTTAATAGCTAATTCTGATCTTACAATAGATTGCATATACGATCCAAACACCCCGACTATTCAAGTTGGAGAAAGCTCTTCTATTGCTGTATACAAAGCATTGTTTGAAGTGCTGGATTTTTGTATAATACAAGACCTTCCTAAAATCAATGGCACTGTTAAATGGGGTGCGCGTTATTTTTGGGAACCCGCAAATGATAATAATTTTATAATCCGTCATTTTCATAACGGTTTACATTTTAATAGCGAAACATTTAGTTTTTATGTTTTAAATGAACTTGTTAAAAAGTTTTCTAATTTTAATGTTATAAAAGATAATATTATTAATATATCGCAAGATAAAAATAAAGTTACTTTAAAAAGTCAAAACAACGCATATGTGTACGATTTTTTAATTGACTGTCGTGGTACCCCTTCTACAGAAGAATTAAATAGCGGTACATACAATACAGTAGATTTTGCTGCAGTTAATAGTGTTATTTTAAATCCTGAATATAAAACATATAATGAAACGTATACCTCTGCTCATATACATAAAAATGGTTGGATGTTTGGTATACCGCTACAACATAGAAAAACTTGGGGGTATCTTTATAATAATAATATTACTACAGATAAAGAAGCAATTGAACATTTTTCAGAACTAAAAAATATAGACGCCTCTGTTTTAAGAAGATTAAACTGGAAACAATATTACAGGAAAAAAGCTATAGACAATAGAATTTTATATATGGGTAATAGATTACATTTTTTTGAGCCTGCTATGTCTATGCCATTACACTTTTACTGTACTTATTTGACTAATATACTACCTATAGTAATGGAATGCTTGGCTGGTAAAAGAAACTTTGCTGATGTAACTCTTGATTTTAATGAAAGATACTCATACAATATAACACAAATGTTAGATTTAATCGCCTTACATTATGCTAGCCCTAACAAAATTCAAAGCGAGTATTGGATACAAACAAGACTCAAAGCAGTAGAAAGCTTAAAAGCTTCTGGCTCGTTTGTTAATTATGCTAAATTATGTGAAAAAGAAGGTAAAATATTAACTTATTGGACTCACGGTGAAACTATAATGAGTGACTATATAAATGGCTGGAAAATTGATTTAAAAGAGTTTATTGTTAAATAAGGTTATGACATTAAGAGAATTAACACAACCAAAGCACGATATTGCCGATAAGCTTCCATTTTTGGATGCTGTGTTTAATAAAACAGTTACTAAAGAACAGTATTTAAACTATTTAGTGCAAATGGATGCACTGTATGAAGCACTTGAAAACAAAGCTAATAGTTTAGGTACGCTTAAAGACTTTCCAGGTATCGAGCGTTCAGCTAGAATTAAAGAAGATAGAAAAGAACTAGAAGACGAATTATCAATTAGTACTTTTCCTCTTTTACCTGAAACCATTACATATGTAAACTATTTAAACGAGCTCGCCGACCCTAAAAAGGTAATGTCACACGTTTATGTTAGACATATGGGGGATTTATTTGGTGGTCAAACACTTAAAAATAAAGTACCTGGCGGTGCTAAATGGTTTAGATTTGATGATGTAAGAGGTCTAATTTTAAAAATTAGAGAAGCAGCAACACCAGATTTAGCTGAAGAAGCTAATAATGCTTTTGACTTTTCTATTGCTATTCTTAGAAAACTTATATAATATAGAGTAATGATAAAGATTTGTCTATACTCTCACTCTGTAGATTTTGCTGGCACCTGGCGTTCACACGAAAAGATAATGCAAAATCTTGATAGAACTATTTTTGATCCATATATTATGTATTGGGATAATCCTAATGCTAATAATAGATTAAAAGTGGTAATGGAAAAGTTCGGTAAAGATCGCTTAATACCATTTCAAAGAAGTATAGATAAAAGCGGTCCCGATACTGGTTATACACCAGTGTTAACTAATTTTAAAGAAATAGCATTAGCGAATAAGTTTGATATTATTCACTTTGCACGCTCCGGTTATTATGAATGGCCGTTTACAGATAGATTAGCTAAATTACAGGTAGAAACAAATATATTTGGGTTTAAAGATACGTCGCAGTATCTTGATAAGTCTATTTCTATTGCACCTGTTGTTTATGAGTCTAGAGGTGGTGCTGATGTACTGATACCTAACCCTATTAGTATACCGTCTGATATCAGTAAAGACACAACATATAGACAAAAACTTAACATTCCTGTTGATGCTATTGTACTAGGTAGAGTTGGTAGAGCAGACAACTTTGACCCTATTGCCTTACAGGCTTTCAAATTATTACAACAGGAAAGCCAATTTAGTAATGTTTACTATTTAATAGTCTCGCCCTGTTCGCATACAACCAGTTTCGTTAAAACTAATAATATCAACAATGTTATTTTTATAGAAGCTACTAATAATGATAAAGCTCTAGATTTATTTCATAGAAATCTAGACATATTCTGTCATTATCGTAGCGATGGAGAGGTACATTCTATTGCCCTATCAACAGCTATGTCATATGCTTTACCTTGCATAACTCATAGAGCTGGATATAACGGTCAGGTGGATACAGTTGGTGTAAACGGTTTTGTATGTACGGATTATAATGAATACTATAATCGATTAAAAGAATTAGTATTAAACAAACAAAAACGCTTGACTTTAGGCGAAAATTCACGACAATACATAATAGACAATTTTGAAGAAACTATGATCGTTAAGAGAATACAAGATAAATATCTCGAATGGTTAAAGTTCAAACCAGACAACCATTTTTAATCCAAATAGAAGTGATAGTTTATTCATTGCCCACCGCACGGTACCTGGGAAGTATTAGAAACACTGGAAGAAGTTACTTTAATACTAAATCAAGTACCTTTAAACAATAAAAAGAAAAAAGAATTTAATAAAAAGAGTTAGTAT